CCCATTCCGCCACCACCTCCACCACCTCCACCACCTATTCTTGGTATGGTAAAGCCTCCACCAAATATGGGTATGAACGCCATCTTTAATGACATAAAGAATAAAAATTTCAAGTTGAGTAAGATGATGAAAGACAACGATGCTAATAACGACACAAGGCTGTCGAAAGTTTTGAAATTTGTCGATACATCCAAGAAAGTACCAACTTTGGATGACATCCAAAACGCTTTGAAAAAACTTCGCAAGATAAACTATAGTGATGCCAACACAAACAATCGAAAAATGTGAAAGGCTCACCACCAAAAATATCAAGTTCATTACGAACAGAAATAATACATTTTGTATGTATGTGTATGTTCCTTGTGGTGCTATATATGAATCACCCAAACTTAGTGGTGCGTCTCATTTCCTTGAACACATGTTGTTTAAAAACAAAGGGAAGGTGTCATCAAACCTATCAAAGAGTTTGACATATATAGGTGGTACTCATAATGCAGTAACATACAAGGATGTGACATATTATTATATTTTGACACATATGTCTAATTACAAAGAGGTTGTTGATATGCTGTATCAAATTACACGCAAACTCAGTTTTACTGATGACGACTTGGTTGTCGAAAAACAAGTTGTTTTACAGGAAATGGGTCAGACCCTTGATAGCTTTGACTACAGTTATTCTAATATGATGCAATCGTGTATTTTAGATATGGAGAATGTATATACAAAGTCTGTAATTGGAAATAGAAAATCTGTATCACATATGTCAGCACATGACTTGAAAGAACATGCTCGTAACCATTACAAAGACTGTTCTATTATTATCAATTGCGATGAAAGTATTCTCGGTGGAGTAAAACGATATGTATCCCATGTTTTTGGTCCGAGCAAACAAATATCATTTTATGATGAGAAACTATCGGCACAAAGTCAAAAGTTTGACCCCAAAATTATTGTTGTAAATAAACCATTCAAACAATACTCGACATGCTTAATATTCAAAGCATTTCCAGCAAAATATAAAAAAGAGAACATAGTATTAAAGTTCTTGCAATATTGTTTGACATCTTCTGGTTTACACAGTATATTGAATCATAATATTAGGGTGAAGCGAGGATTAGTATATACTATGCACTCATATTCAGAGGTGTTCAGGTATATAGGTTTATATTATATAAGCTTTTCATCGAACTCTTCTCAAACAGATTATATCATAAACCTTATCATGAATGTATTGTATAAACTTAAGTCAGATGGTATGTCGAAAAACGTAATGAAGTACTATAAAAACAGCTACTTGAACACTATGAAAATGAGAATGACAAATGACATGTTTAGGACAGAATATTTTGGTCTCGCGTCTTTCTATGGTGTCGATTTAACAGATGATGAGTTTTTTAAAATCATTAAAAATATAAATAACGATGATATTATGGAAGTTTCTAAGAAAGCATTTAATTTCACTGATATGGGCGTATTAACAGCAGGAGCTTACAACAGTGTTAATAGTATGTCAAAGCGTATTGAAGATGTACAACAAACATATGCTGAAAGGTCCAATAATAGTTAAATTATGGTGTGTTAAGTATACTGAATACCTTTGACAAATCAATAGGAGGTAGGTTGGGTGTACACTCCCATAGCTGTGTTTTTAGAAACGAGTTTATTTGGAAAGATATAGGATACATGTCTACACATCCACGAGAGATGTCATGGAGTTTCTCTCTTACATGTGAAGGCAACATGTGATGGGATTGGTATGGTAATACAATCAACAGTTGATGTAGGGCAGTAAGATACTGTGTGTCATGCTTTGCATGTAATTCATTTTTTTGACTATTGTATACATTTGAAAGAGAGGTGTATTGCTTTTTCAAAAAACTGTCAAGGTCTCCAATAAATGGAGGTGCGTTGTACATATAGTGCCATGTATCTGAAGTTTTCAAGTTGAAATAGTAGTCAACGTTCCAATGCAGTCCAGTTAGGAAGTTTTCACATATATGATCAATGGACCTCATATCATTGTATTGAACGTTAAAGAACATGTCATAATATTGTGACTTCCATTGAATATCACTAGTTGTGACGTCGATAACGCTTTTTTTGTTTAATATAGGCATGAAGTCAATGTTATATGTGTACTGCTCCAAAGGTGTTTTGAAAGTTTTTTCTTGAACTGGTGACTCATAGTAATGAATCACATTTGTTTTGAATAGCTCAACTTCTTGTTGAGCCAGGTGTTCAATAAACTCTTCCAAGAACTGCATATTTATAGAATATTGCCCGTCTGTGTACAAAATGATATGGTCTTTTCTTTTTTCGAATATTGTCCTGTATGTGTGGAATATAATATCAAGTCCATTGTGTTTCAACGCAAAGCTTGGGAAATGTGGTAAGAAGTCATTTCCCAAGAAAAAGCATACAAATACATAATCAAACATGAAAGCGTCATGGTGGTCCTTCATATCATTGTTTCTTGACATGAATTGAATGATGTAATTTCTGAGAAGGTTAACGTTCAAAAACTTGAAACCGACAACATCCGTATCTTTTTGAACACCCCTTGGACATTTGACCGGAGTTTGAAATTGTACGCTCTCCCTCATAAGATATACTTTTGAATTGATACATGTCAAAGACAACATGATAAGGTCTGCATCTAACCCATAAATTACATTGGTGAATCCATCCTTACCTAGTGACTTGATGTAATGTACTGCTTTATGTTCTCCTTCCCCTTCCTCGTCGGCACCTGTAATAACTACTTCATAAGGTCTAGGTGAATGTGAAAAGTATGCTTTCAGGTAGTCTCCTAGTTCTTTCATGAAAACAGTTCCAGGAGTAATACAGTTTGAATCCCATTCAGTAAATGGAATATTATGGGAACGTTTGAAATTATTAATCAAAGAGTTCCTTAGGGCAGTCATATGCCTACGCTTTCTTTGCTGACACATCTTTGCAAGAGGTGCAATACCGTCAATAGCAATGTAAAGCAATTGCCTTGGTTGACAAGATTTGCTTACATATTCAGTATAATCTACTATAGACTTGAAAATTGCATGTTGCATTGCTGTGCGGTCTCTCCAAACCTTACTGGACACCACCTTTTGAGAACAAGTATGAATAATGGAGTTAAAATCTAGAAACAGTCTGTCACATGATTTTAAGTTTGTGAGAATATCCTTGTGATGATGAACTAGCTCACGGAAATAAAAAGGAATACCCATGATGAATATAAAATGTGTTTGGACCTTAAGTATAATTAATTAGAAAGTACTGAAACGTGCTTGTTTATAAAGTCATTGCAATAAATTCAAATTTTATCCTTGAAAACAAATAATTATATGTATGTATATATAAAATGGCCAACCTTAAATTAACAAAGCCCGCTATGCTTGCTGCTGTATCTTACTTAGTAATGGCATTTATCATTCTCCTTCCCATTAACGGACCATGTGACCGTAATGATCCCAACTGCTACAACCTGTCCAAGAGACTTTTAGTGCTGCTATTGATGGTCATCCCTATTGGTTTATCTATTTACAGTATCAACTGTATGGTTGCTGGTAACTGTGTTGTGTGGTCTTGGGTAAACAGTATTTTCATCGCTGCATGGGTGCTTCTTTTCTTGCTTGCCACCGTTTTGTCTTTCGACAACCGTCAAACTGTCAATCAAGTATACATTATTGAAGAAGGTTTGTAAAATTTGAAAGCATTTAAAAGTATTATTTACAACATATTAACATTAATACACCGTAAAATGGACTTCTCAAAAAACATTCTGATTTGTGATCTGAGTTATGTTGTGTTTTATAGGTACTATTCAATAGTGAATTGGTATAAACATGCCACACAACTCCCAGCAGAATCTTTGAAGGAGGGAGACCTACCAAAAGAGTTCTTAGAAAAGTACGACAAAACCTTTGAAAACTCTATTGTAGAGCTCAGTAAGACATACGCAGTTCCTACTACAAATATGGTATTTGCAAAAGATTGTCCAAGAGACAAAATATGGAGGACAAGTTTATTTCCAACATATAAAGCAAATAGAGATGATAAAGATACGTGCTTCAATCGCATGATTTTTAAACATACATTTGATGTGCTATTCCCAATACTACGCAAAAAATATGGCTTCCATGAGTTGTATCATCCCCGTTTGGAGGCTGATGATTGCGTGGCTCTTTTTGTTCAAGCGTTACGTAATAATTATCGTAACACTATTACAATTATTACAAATGATAATGATTATATTCAATTGTACAAACATAATGTTAATATTATCAATTTGCAAGGCAAAAACTTGCGTGATAGGGTAAGCGACGTAGCAACATATATACAACTCAAGACTGTTTTGGGTGATAAAAGTGATAATATCCCGGCAATTGCTAAGAAAGTGGGAGAAAAAACGGCACAAAAAATTATTTCCAATCCCGAATTAATGTCAAAGTATCTTCATGACCCAGAAGTATTGGAAAGGTATTTGTTGAACTCAACATTGGTAAATTTTGAGAACATACCTATAGAACATTCTCGAGAATTCATTAAATCTGCTAAGGACCTGCTTGAAAAAACTACTTAAGAAAGAAAAATTGATATTTACTTATAAACAATTATTATTATTTAATGTAATAGCACCATGGCCGATGACATATGGGAGTTATTGGGAACGTTAAGAGTGAGCGAGGATGATGGTATACCTCCCCCGGTATCATCACTAGATAGTTGCGAAAGAATTAGAGAAAATACTAGAAAATTTGTTGGTAAGAAAAAAAGTAATATTGATTGTATCGAACATGATAATGACGCTTGTGAATATTGCAGTAGTAAAGACATAGTTTTAGAAGATGGAAATTATTTTTGCAAAAGTTGTAATAGTATTACAAATAGATTTATAGATTCGAATGCAGAATGGAGATATTATGGAGCAGAAGATAGTAAATCAACAGACCCTACAAGGTGCGGTATGCCAATCAACTCTTTGTTACCAGAGTCGTCTTTGGGTTCCGTTATCAGTAATAAAATGAATGAGAGCTATGATATGAGACTGATTCGCAAGTATCATATGTGGAACTCTATGAGCTACAAAGAGCGCAGTCTCTACAATATATTTGATAACATTACTTTGAACGCTACCAATAGTGGCATATCCACATCTATTATCGAAGAGGCTAAGATGTTTTACAAAAAAGTATCGGAGTCCAAGATTACACGAGGTGATAATCGCAACGGTTTGATTGCGTCGAGTATATACATGTCTTGTAAGTCTAATAAGGTTCCCAGAAGCACCAAGGAGATTGCCAAAATGTTCAATATCAAAATCACCACCATGACAAAGGGATGCAAGAAATTTCAGGATATCATGAAGATGAACCTTGACTCCACCAAACCAGAAGACTTCATTCAAAGATTCTCTTCCAAGCTTAACCTTTCTATAGAAATAAGAGACCTGTGCAAGTACATTGTGGAGAAAGCTGATGAACTTAATATTGTGAGCGAGAACACTCCTCCTTCCATTGCAGCTGGCAGCATCTACTTATGCGTTTGTTTGTGTGACATTGATATCACAAAGAAGGAATTGTCGCAAGCTTGTGGAATCTCACAAGTTACTTTGACGAAATGTTACAAAAAACTGTTCAATAACAGGGCACATCTGTTTCCAAAAGAAGCTATTATTAAATACAAAATAAAATAAAATTATACTTTTTGAAAAATCTTCCAGGCAACATGGTCTTCTAAGAGTTCGAATCCAAGTGACATCAAGGTGTTTTGAGCTTTAGTTGTAGACTGCCAATCAGTGTCGTCCATTATCCAGTAACCTCCTTTTTTTATTTTCGGAGCATATAACAACACTTCTTCGGTACTTGTACTCTCGCTATGGTTTCCATCTTGATGAAGGACACATATAGACTCATCTTCAAACAGATGTAATGTATTTTTACTTAGTTCTTTATATACTTTAACGATGTCCTTTACACCGTAAAGGTTGAGAGCATTTATGAAAGAATTATATATCAATCCATGGTCAAGTTTGTTCCACCATTGATAATTAGGGTCATTAACGTCATAGTTCTCTGTCGAAGCACTTATTTGCCAAGGGTCTATAGCATAACAAACACCTTGTGATATATGTTTGTGAGCTAATGCCATAGGAATTAGACTCCTACCACCAAATACACCTAGTTCAACTGTGACGTTAGGTTTAGCTTCACGAATAAGTTCATACATTCTTGTCGCTTTTTCTTTGGTACACCAACCATGCATGGTAAATATACTTTCAGGTAACTCCGCTGTTGTAGCCATATTTATTGTGTTATATAATTTATTTTTCCTAATAAGAACTCATGTTGTATCCTAATAATAACTTGTTCTTGATCATCAAGTCCACAAGATATATACCATGTAGAGGATGACATATCATATACCGCTCCCATTGGAAATAAGATTTTATGAGGTGTTTCAGTTTTCACGTCAAATATATCAGAATATCCTTTGAGTCGTAAATTCTTGTCAACAACAATGACCATCATATTATATAATGTTTCAGGCATACAACGTGTATGTACAAAGAAATAGAGGTCATCCTCTAATCTTACAGGGGGGCAACCTCCGCGAATATGAAAAGATATCTCGCTGTTATTTTCCATATTATACCACTTCGTATCTGGGCGATACCTTGGTACACATGACCTTTCTCTTTGTTTCCTTTCTATCATTGGATGCATCCAGTTTTGATTACGAATTAACTCACCATGTATATTAACAACTATAAAAGGTACAAAAGAATATACAAAGCATTCAGTACCATCATTTTCAAAAAATATCCAGTTTTTCTCCCATTCTTGACAACTGTTTACATTATACTTAAAAGGTATTTGAAGACCAGTCATATCACTCGTGAAACTATTGCCATCATACATCAACATGTCATATCTCACTTTTACGCTGTCAATTTTCGGTATATCTTGATTTTTTAATATGACTTGATTGTAAGACAAATAAAGATTGTTATTCATCACGAACAAACGTGGGTCCTCTTTACCATCGTTTGTATATACATCATTCATCTTTGAAACCAACTTTCCTTCATAATCGATTTCTTTCACAGATATACAGCATGGGTAACCTTTCGTATTTGAATTTCTATATATATTAAATAGCTTACATCTTAAAATGTCATGAACTATATTTGTAAACCCTTTTATGTCATTATAAGCTATCAGTCCCCCATTAAATGTATATCGTAAACATGTATCTGACTTTTCAATTATATTATAATCTTGTAAAATAATAACGTTCATATCAATTCGTTTATGAAATATAATAAAGTACCTTTAGATAGTTTTATAATTGTTATACTCACATTTCGTATAATGGTTTGCCATCCCTCCAGTCGGTAACACCTGTAAATGTTTCAGGGAACATAGGGCAGTTTTGCCTTAACAATGATAGTTTTGTTGGAATAAATGGTAAGCAAGAGAAAGAATGTAATACATTTTGAAGCATAGCATGGTCAGATGAAACACCTATTTTTTGTTTCATACTAGTTTTATCTGTCAACACTTTAGATTCGCGAATAAATTTCTGATTACCAGGAGCAAAATGTAAATCGTCATCCTCATACGTGAACATTTGCCTCGAGTAATATATCTCGTGCGTTACTCTTCCTAACCGAATACCAAAGTCGTAATCTTCAGCACCTTGTCCATCACAAGCTTCATCAAACCCATCAACCTTTACAGTGTACTCGATAGGCAATGCAAAAGAACATCCAAATAACCATGAACCAGCGACTCTTGTTATTTTAGGATTTGTAACTGCACTATTCTTGAAGCGAGAATCTAAACCTGATTCAATCGATTTAGCATCAAACGTATATGTACCATCCTCTTTGCATTCCAATTGTTTAACCTTTGCATATGACCCAAGAACAACACTCTTATTTTTTTGACCCCATAAAACTATTTCTAGCCACCCTTCTTTGACAACTGTAAGGTCATCTATACAGGCAATGTAATCAGTTTTGCAATAGGCGAAAGCTGTGTTCCTTGCGTTTGATGCTGCAAAATATTCGTTTTTTGTCACTTTGTATTTTCCTTGCCACGGTGAGGGTTTGGGTGATACAACTTGGACATTATTTGTATATTGAGAATATACATCTTTATAATACTGTAATCTTTGTTCAGGTTCAAACTGGTAAATAAAGTCAATTATAAGTATATGTACATTCGTCCAGTCACCATGAAGCTCGCGATTTAATGACCTAAAAAACCACTCGATTTTAGGGTCATTTCGACAGGTAAAATAAGCAATAGTTAATGGTGTATCGACAATCATTTTATTTTAAACACTTTACTTTTCTTCATAAAACAAACACGCCAAAAAGCAATTGTATCAGAACAATGTATATTATTTAATATCTTTCTACATAAAATGAAAGGCTTGTATGTGAATGTGCTACATTTCCTTCTTCTAGGACCACTTATGGTATATATTGGTTTTACCAAACCTAAAAGTAGTTGGATATACTGGTTGGTGTTCTTGATGGGTATCTTCTTAGTGTTTAAGTTTTTCATACATTTATGGAGGGTAAGATTGAGTGACCATGAAGTATGGGCAATGGTTCATATGTTATTGTTTGCTCCTCTATTAATATATATTGGATGGTATAAGAATAATGTTTCACCATCTGTATTTTCTTTACTACTTGCGGTTGGTATAGCTGCAATAGGATACCATGGTTTGAGGATATTACAAAAGATGTATAGCTTTGGATTATGATTATGTATCATGTAAAACTGACAAATATTTTGCATACTATAAATAAATGTTATTATACACTGTAGATGGAAGAATATTAGATACAAGCTTGAAACAAAAAGATGATAAGAAGTCTAAGAAATATATATGCAATAATTCAAACAAACAAGTAAAATCAACAATAGAACATTTTGCCACAGACACAGAGATTGTACCACACCCCTTCTGGGTTGCCGTAGATTTCAATAACAAACATGAATGGATTACAGATATAGGTGTCTTTATTAGTGTCCTTAAGGGTATTTATGACGTCATCTACAATGGTTTGAAAAATGTAAAGGAAAGTGAAAAGACAATATCTGATATAAGAAAGGCACTAGAGGCAAAACCTGATAGTAACAGTGTACCACAAGCGAAGACAGATGCACCACTTACAGAAGAAGATAAAGCTAAATTTGAACAGTTAAAGGAGAGAGCAGAAAAGGCACAGGAGGAGGAGAAAAGGGCAAAGGAGGAGCAAAGGGAATCTATGAAAAAAGATACAAGAAATGCAATAGTGACCAATGTGGAGTATGCAAAATTCTTAAGGACCAATTTTGATAAAGGAAAGGCTATAATAAAAAAAATAGGTCAAAATATTGAAACTGTATTAGGTCTGATGGAAAAAGTGAAGCAAAAGAAGGTGTGGTTGCAAAATGAAAATGCTAGAATGGATGCTGAGAACACTGACCTGGCTAATAAGATAAATACCGCTGAAAATGACATAACATCTAGTAATAACAGGATTAAATCCAAAAAATCAGACATTGATAATTACAACAACTTGATTATTCAGGAAAGGCTAACTTACAATATGTTTAATTCGACAATAAAGGATGTAATTATCCAGAAGTACCAACTACAAATTGATACTCTCAACAATGAAATTAAATCGTTAATTGACAGAATTCTAGAATTACAGAAACAAATAGAAAAATTTAAAGCAAATATTCAAAGTAATAAAAATGATATAGCGTATAATGAAAGAAGATTTATTGAATTTACCAATATGCAGATCTGGGATAACTTACTTCATCAACAAATTGATATTATGAAAAAGGAAATTGACAAAGTCAATGGAAAAATTATACCTTATATAGAAAATGAAACTTCTAATTACTACAACAAAGCACAAGCTGTTGTAGAGCAGATAGACCAATTGTAAATTAGAAGTCTTCCTCTGTCGAGAACACAAAGGCGTCTGACTTTCCTACGTTTGCTTTACTGTAATCTGCCACATAGTGTTCAAAAAAGTTTGTCTTGTTACTTAGGCCAATTCTTTCCATGAAGGGGAAAGGATTATTAACATTGTAAAGTTTTTCGTACCCAAGTTGTTGGAGAAGCCTATCAGAGCAAAACTTGACGTAATCGCACATCAGTGTAGAATTCATTCCAATCAAGTTTACTTTCAAGCTATCTTGGACAAACTCACATTCAATCTTGGTAGCTTCCTCAAACATTTCGTGAACCTTTTCTTGTGGTAGCTTGTTTTTAATGTATGAGTACAATAGGATAGCAAACTCTGTATGCAACCCCTCATCGCGACTAATGAACTCATTACTCAAACATAAGCCAGGCATCAGACTCCTTTCTTTCAGCCAGTAAATACTTGCAAAAGCAGAACTAAAGAAAATACCTTCCACAATAGCAAAGGCCATTAAGCGCATTGCAAACTGAGAATCTTTATCTTCTATCCATTTCAATGCCCATTGAGCTTTTTGTTTAATGGTTGGAACTGTGAAAACCGCATCAAACAATTTATTCTTTTCTTCCGAATCTTTCACATAAGTATCAATCATGAGACTGTACATTTCTTGATGAATTACTTCCATTGCAATTTGGAAACCATAGAACGCTTTTGCCTCTGGCCATTGTACCTCATTGAGGAACCTTGCTGCCAGGTTTTCATTTACAATTGAATCTGATGAACTGAAGAAAGCCAATACATTCTTGATGAAATACCTTTCGTTATCAGTCAATTTTGCTTCCCAATCATCTACATCTTTAGTGAGGTCGACTTCATTGGGAACCCAAAAAGTACTAGCTGCTGTTTTATACATTTGCCAAATATCATCATACTTAATGGGAAACAAGACGAAACGGTTCTTCGTCTCTGTAAGAAGTGGCTCTTGTTCCATGTTTGCGCTTGTTACTTCAGACATAATAATAACTATGGAGAAAAAATTTAAATATCTTTTTTCTTTAAGCATGTTTGAAAACATATTTAAGTACATAAACGAGTACTTGTACGTGTTCAAATTCTTTACAACATGGGTGTTTATAATGTTCTTGTTTCATAAACAACTTTATCCACATATACATATATTGTATTTGTCATTTATCGTGTGTGTCATTGGTATATACTTGTCATTTGTTAATCCTAGAAAGTTTGCATTGTATTTTGAAGGAACAAAGTATACATACACAGGTATTGAAAAATTTATACTTGTTGATATGTTATTTCATATATGTGTATTCTGGTATATATATGCAAATTATAACAAGTATTACATAAAAAACCAACGACAGTCTATGTATATTAATGCATGGTTGATAATGCTCATCTACATTGCATTTATAAGAGCTCGCAAGGTATATGGAATACCCTTTTTAGAAATATGCATAGTATTCATTTTAGCTAACATACTATATTTTATGTTTTATTATAGTAAATAGATGGGTAACTCGGCCTCTCAGACGACATCTCCTGATAAACAAGTGTTCTCAAAGGAGCTAAAGAAAGTGAATGACATGGTCAATGGTATTTTAACTGAAAAAAATATTTTTCGTAATGGTGACTACAATTTCTTGTCCCAGGATGTGTGTAATAAACATTATATCCTTATGGAATCAGAGTTGAACCGTCATCTGAAAGTTAACTTGAAGGGTGTTGGTCAAGCTTTATTCATCATTCCCAAAGAAAATGATAGTAAATATACATCCATGAGTATAAACAAGAAAGAGGTGTGTCAAAAAATAAGTCATCATTACATGAAGATTCTGTATGTATTATGTTTGATTAAATATGTATATAACTTGGAGAGCGATGGTGATTATAGTATACTCGGAATAATCATGAGGAATATCAGAATCATTGATGGTATTATGGAGATTAACTTTTGTAACGTAGCTCAAAAAGACTTTTCGAAAGATATTAAAGATGCGTACAAATTAGACTTTGCAAAACTGGAAGGTTTAGACTTTATGACTAAATATTTCTTAGAACAAAATGAATCCAAAGCTTTCGTGAAAGTATTGAAGACGATATTATCAAGGAACTCTAAACTACAAATACATAAGTCTATATGTAGTTACATTGAATCTACAAACGCAAAAATAGAACATGTGAAAACCCTGGAAAAGACATATTTAGATAGATTTAATGAAAAGCTTACTTGCCAGAAAACAGCATCAGAAAAAACAAATGAAGCCGTACAGAATGGTAAACTGAACCTCTTCATGTATGTTGAAAAAGACAATCCAGTATTTTCAAAAGACTATTGTTCGGAAATTCACAAAATTGTCATACCCATTAAATCTCCTGGGGGACAACAAGTCTTTAAAGCATATAATCAGATGAAAGCAAACTACGCGCAAAATTTAGGTAATATCGAAAGGCTCATCAATATGATGGTGACAAAGGACTCTAAGGGTATATACATTTTGAAGGATATAGATAGACAATCACTTGACCGTATAATTAATGATGTTAAAGATACCATTAAAACATACTATATACAAGCAATTCTAGATTTTCATAAAATGTTAGATATCGGTAAGAATGTACCAAATATAAATATGATGAAATAAAATGGATATCAACAAAACAGATTTCATGAAGTGTTTTATTGATGCATATACATCTAAGATGCTATCAACAAATATCAGTTTACATGCTGAATTTTATAAAACTATACAGAATATACACAAGAGCAAAAAAGATGATGATATAATGAAAGCGTATTGGGGATTTAAATATATATACAACAACAATGCAATATCACTGATACCTACAGATTTAGATGTTAAACTCTCAAGTGAAGAGCTAGCTACAATTACAAACATGTTTAATGAAGAAAATTCAAGTCTTGTGCCATTAAAACAAGTGGTATCAAATAAAGTATATGCGTTATTGAATTATGTATATATTAATCTAATTCGTCAGACAAATCTTGCTGAGATACTAGGATGCGTTTCTTTTTTACTCGCTTTAAAGAAAAAAGATATATACAAACAAGAGAAGAATAATAATATTGAAGCAATAGACCTTATATTTAATATTGTGACCCATATTGCTAACATCATCAGTAACAGTGTATATAAGTATGTTATGATATCAAAAGAGTTGATGTATTTCAAAACTAATAAGAAGAATCTATTAGACAGAGTAAGATTACTACAAGGATGTATATATGTCATATTTCATAAAAGTATATCTTTAACAAAATTGAACAGACCTTCTGCATCTTGCGCAAGTGATAAACATATGTACTTATATTGTATATGTAACAAAGATGAAGACCAAGAAAGAGAGATGGAACATAGTATGCGTCGTCAAAGAAATTCTGAAAGGCCGAAACCAAAGAGTCTAATGTTGAGTGATAAGATATATCAAGTTCCAAAACCCATAAATATAGTTAAAATGTCATCTTAATATAAGATAAACATGTTCGAGAAATCAAAATTATCTTTCAAGGACAAGCTTATATTCGAAAGACATTTCAAACCCACTATCGATAAATGCTTTTGTGTTGTATCAAAGATGCTTTTTAATAATAGGATAAATGTAGATGGTTCAATTGACGTTGAAAATGCTGGTTTCTTAAAAAAATATCAGCTTTGGTCATATATATATTATTTGTATTACTTCAACAACAGTAGCGTTGAGGAATTCGTCATGATGAAAAACAAAGAAAACAACAAGGCTAAAGCTGTTTTGTTTTATGAAGTAGTAAAGAGTGTAGTGCAAAATCAGTTTGTAAATACTGAAGAAATTGTATCCTTTGATGTTAATAGTCTCGTTTATTTTATTAATGTAATTGTACACAAGTACGGAATAAACTTGAGAAACCCGGTAATAGACTATTTGCGACAGTTGATGAGTAATAAAGAAACGGTTGCGAAACTCCGTAATTTCACATTAGTGACAGGGAAAGATGCAGATGGTGTCACACTTGTCACTGCACCAGAAAATGTGAAAAATGCTAATATCAAAGTGAAATTGTCATATGTATAAATATTAAACTCTCCATACACGAATTATATCTCTCATGAGAGCATCTTTTTCATATAAAACATATATATTCATATCATGCAATATATATGTTTGATATAGATACAAAGTGGCAACTAAATTAGTTTCATGGAAGCCCAATGAAGTTTTACCAGATAAAGAAGAATAAATATAAATAACATTGCTTATTGGTAACTGTTGTTGGCTTATATATATAATCGTTTTTTCAAAAAGTAGAGACCATTCTGGTAGTATTTTAATAAATGTTGGTACATGAATATCAATGGAATACAATGTAATTGTATATACATAGTTGATTGGAAAGTTGGATGACGTTAAAAATAATTGTGCTTGAGTTATTCCCAAGTTTTCGGATTGTGGGGCATTAAAACATTTTTCACCACAACATTTACCCATCACACATGTAGTATCTCCATATTCCTCCCCATATATATTCGAATGCATTAATCCAAAGCTATGTCCTACTTCATGAAGTAATACCTCTGGTTTAACATAATTTACAGAGAAGAACCAATTGAAACACAATGTTTTATGGAGCAGACAACCTATATCACTTATTGCAATTTTATTACATACCCCCCTTTCAAATACACCAGGAATAAACACAAATACATTTGTTATGTTAAAAGCAGTTATCTTTTCAAGTATGTATATCTTCATACTCTGTAAAGTATCATAATCACAATTAAGTATATGTGGTAATTGTGTCATCTGGCATGGCAATTGTGTATCATATGTTATAATATGTGATGAAATATATATATTTGATTTTGTACATATCCGGAGGTTATTGTCAAACTCAAAAACCACATTTTGGACAGTATTTTTTGATATAGTGAATTCACCACATGGATTTACTATTATCGAGTGTATGTTTAAGGAAGTAGTATCAGCATTTTGGAAAAATAACAGTATAAAAAAGACATGGGTTAGAAATAATACTTTTACAATATAAGTCATTTTAAATGGATGATATGTGAATGATAACTATGGTAAAGTTATTTAAGTAAATACCCCATCATAATATACACTTCATATACAACACAATGGGAAAATCAAAGATTGCTTTTGGGTGTGATTTGGGTACATGCTATTCTTGCGTTGGTATCTGGCAAAATGGTCGCGTTGAAATCATTGCAAACGACCAAGGCAATCGTGTCACCCCATCAACTGTTGCCTTCACAGATACAGAAAGGTTGATTGGAGATGCAGCCAAAAATCAGGCTGCCAGCAACCCCAAAAACACTGTATATGATGCTAAGCGTCTCATTGGTCGTAAGTTTAGTGAAAAGGTAGTTCAAGACGACAGGAAGCTATGGAGTTTCAATGTAGACGATGATGGTACTGACAAGCCTCAGATTTGTGTTCAATACAAAGGTGAAGATAAGAAGTTTTACCCTGAGGAAATTTCCGCTATGGTGCTGCAAAAGCTCAAGCAAACCGTTGAGTCTTATGTTGGTGAGGAGGTAACTGACGTAGTTATCACTGTCCCTGCTTATTTCGGAGACAGTCAGCGTCAAGCAACTAAGGATGCAGGAAAGATTGCTGGTCTGAATGTGCTGCGTATCATCAATGAACCCACTGCAGCTGCTATCGCATATGGTCTGGATAACAAGTCCAGCAAAGAAAGGAACGTTATGATTTTTGACTTCGGTGGTGGTACTTTCGACGTGACTGTCCTCGCAGTAGAGGATGGTGTTTTTGAAGTAAAAGCAACTGGTGGCGATAGTCATCTTGGTGGTGAGGACATTGATAACCGTTTAGTGAATCACTTTGTTCAAGAGTTCAAGAGGAAGTATAAGCACGACATTACTGGAAATGCTCGTGCCTTGAGGAGGCTTCGTACCGCTTGTGAACGTGCAAAGAGGACCCTTTCATCTGCAAGTCAGACCACTATTGAACTGGATTCATTGTATGATGGCATTGACTTCAATTCAAGTCTGACTCGCGCAAGGTTTGAGGAGCTCTGTCATGACCTGTTCCAAAAAACTATTAACACTGTCGAGAAGGTCCTGCTAGATGCAGGTGTTGGCAAGAGTGAGATTGACGAGGTTGTCCTTGTTGGTGGTACGACTCGTGTTCCTAAAATCCAGAGTATGTTGTCTGACTTTTTTAATGGAAAGGAACTATGTAAGTCTGTGAATCCAGATGAAGCAGTTGCTTATGGTGCTGCAGTTCAAGCGGCACTATTGTCTGGTTCAAAGGATGAAAACATTAAGGACCTGCTACTTCTCGATGTCACTCCTCTGAGTTTGGGTATTGAGACAGCAGGTGGTCAAATGTGTACTTTGATTTCTCGTAACACAACTATTCCTACAAGGAAGTCTCAAACATTTTCAACCTACTCTGACAATCAGCCTGCAGTAACTATCCAAGTTTTTGAGGGTGAACGTCCATTCACTAAAGATAACGTCCTGCTAGGAAATTTTGACCTTTCTGGAATTCCTCCTCAACCCCGCGGAGTTCCTAAGATTGAAGTTACATTGGATGTTGATGCAAATGGTATTTTGAATGTTACTGCTGAGGATAAGGGAACAGGTAAGAAAAACAATATTACAATTACGGCCGACAAGGGTCGTTTGAGTAAGGAAGATATTGAAAGGATGTTGAAAGAAGCGGAAGCTTTCAAGGATGAGGATAATGCAAACAGGGAGCGATTGGAAGCGCGTAATCAACTGGAAAGCTTCCTATATAATATGAAATCGAGTGTCATCAATAATAAGGATGTCAAACTATCTGAATCGAACCTTCAAAAGATTACAAAGACTGTTGAAGAGGGAATTACATGGGTTGAGAATAACCAACAAGCTTCTAAAGAAGAATATGAAGGAAAGTTCGAAGAGGTAAAGGAAGTAATTAACCCTATTATTAGTAGTATGTATCAATCTGATGGACCATCAGACCCTAGAGGTTCTGAACCACATGTTGAAGAGGTTGATTAGAATGGTAAATGGGTCGTTCATAGTAAGAACATGATGGATGGAGGTGGTCTGATACAACCAGTAAGTTGGCAATATTAGGACTTGTTGTTTTTTCAACTTGATAGTAACATATTCAACATTACTATCTTGAATATTCTCTTTTGCAGAAAATAAATTATTGGCAAACTTGTATGTAAACATGGATTTGTAGAAGGGTGAAATGATATTGATATCTATATCATCCTTTATATTGTATATCAATGTATATTTATTTAATGTCATGCTTGGTGTCTGTGAACCTTTTTGTACTATGACATTCTTGAATGTATAACTATATTTGAACAAAGTGTTTGTTAATGAAACAGGGTCAACAACCCTGTCATAAATAACAACAGGGTACCTCTCATACAAAGTATCAATATTAATCTTATCCAAATAGGTTTGTAATATCTTATATGATGTGTTATATTTTGTATAGTATTGTATATATAAGCCGCATACTAATGCAACAAAAATACACAACATTAACTTTGACATGCGGTTTGTTTTGTTGATTGTAGACATGTTTTTATATAAGTATGAAAAATATTTAAGGTTATATACACGATGTATATAAAAATGGAACACGAACAAGTTTCTCACCCCCAAGAAGTTGCCCAAGCTGTTGTTGACACCCCTAATGTCGTGGATGCCCCGGAAAAACCCGTCCTCAGTGAAGTAAAAGATGAAGTCCAGTACGGTGCGTACACTGGGCAGTGCAAATGGTTTAATGACAAATTGGGTTATGGTTTTGTGACAATCTGCAGTGGTGACCAAAAAGGTAAAGACATCTTTGTACATCATAGCGGCGTTAAGCCCTTGAATAGCAATTACAAGACCCTGCGTAAGGGTGAATATATCCAATTCAATATCATTGATGGTATGAATGGTTTGCAAGCCGTTGATGTGCGTGGTATTGGCGGTGGTCCTTTGATGTGTGATTTTGTATCGACGAAGCGTCCTCCCGTACCTGTTGCCCCAGTTGCCCCCAGGGCGCCACAATCGGGAGCTGGAACAAGGCCCCAACACGGAAGCCAATGGCAGACTGTCGCCAAGAAATCAAAATACGGTACAGGTGAGCGTACTCGTCCAGGCGGCAGGAAACCTAAACCTACTCAGTAAGTATATCTTTTTTCTTATTATAACTTTTGAAAATGTTGAAAAAGTTATAAAGATATTTGGAGAAAAATTGATTATAAAACAGAAGCTTAAAGATCACCAATGAACAAAAGCTTCTCAATTGCTCGTAAGCCAAATTTAGTGACCCGAACTGACATAAAGTGACATATTCTTCTACGCCTACTCTCATATTTTCCCAACTTTTCTTTTCCACAACCACAATGTGCACTGCCCTGAACCAGACTCAGTCCGTTGCTGTTGGACAGCCTTCACAGCTTCCCGGTAACGTATGGACCCCTGAGATGCGCAACACCTTCATCAGGGATGCCACAATTTCCCACGAAAACCATGGCTACCAAAATGGATACCTATTCCGGGTATTTCCCAAACTTGACAAGGGTTCCGAGAATGATGATTGGAAGAGGGTGCATGCCACGGATTGTCTGGCAGACGTGCTCCAAGACCCCATGTTTAAAAGCATGACCTTGAACTTCTACGGGCTGCTGGTGCAAAAACTTGCATGTCATCCTATTATTGGCCATTTGTTCCAACGGCAGTTTATGGTGCTGTTGAAAGGTGGCAACTCTCATGTATACCTCAATGGTGGGGTCGACAGTTTGTTCAAACCCTCGGACATGGACATTACTGTGTGCATTAATCCATTCCTTCCCAGACCCGAATTCGACCACATTAAGGGGCAAGTTGAGATTGCAGTGCGGCAAGCACTGTCCCAGTACAAACGGGCGTTGGATTACCTGTTGTTTCTGAATGGCAACGGGGACAGCCAGCAGGCCAACCAGTTGACTCAGGTGATGTACAAACCCATCCTCACACCGGAGGCAGTGGAAGCATTTAAGGCCGCTTTCAATGCAAAACTTGCAACCTTCGTGCCTCCTCCTGGCACGCCCGCGGAAAATATTCAATTTGCGTCTCCTTGTGCTTCCACTGACATCCGCAATAAGTGCTCTCGTCCCAGCTTCCTGTTGACAAACAGCCAAATCAGTGCCAATCATGTGGTAATGGTGGAGGTGCCTCACTTTGACAGATGTGAGCGCATTCCCCTCCGCAAGACCCCATTGTTCTGCTCCTTCAACGAGACAATCGACTTCAACAGAACTGGGGGCGAAGATACAGATGACACCTGCCGCGGCAAGTTCAACTTGTACAGGCTAAAGATGAATGTGATGTTCAAGTCTTTGAACTCCGCATCAGATGAATGGGAGGAAGACAAAGTCCCAGCTGACTTCATTGATGTGACAGTCCCAGATATGGATGACATCGAACTGCAACATTTCTGGACACGCGGCCGCAGTGTGAATGTTTACGACAAAGATGCAAACCAGTGGGTGACTATCCCTGACCTCGCAACAAGTATTGAGGAACTCGAAAGAATCCTTCAGCAATACGAGAGTTGCGATGCTAAAAAAGAGAAGCGGATGCGGAAGTTGGCAGTCCTCAAGACACATGCATACAACGGACAGTGGTAATTCCGGGTACGTATGAACATCTTTAAACAAAACACACGACACATGTCTTTCTTACTTTCAAAGTCACACTTAAAAAATTTATCACTTTAAATTATAAAAGAATGACTTCTCGTTATACTGTGTATAAAGAATACGGAAAATACAAGCAGCAAAAGGATAATCGCGATATGGATGATATATGTGTATCACCAGAAGGTTTCCAGTTGCAAGTTCAACAATCTTTTTTGAAAGATTATATTTCTAAGGACAACTCTTGGAGGTCTCTGTTATTGTATCACCAAATTGGAAGTGGAAAAACATGTACTGCCATTACTCTGGCTGAAAAGTATATGGAGATGCATCCTAATACAAAGGTTACTGTTGTATTGCCAGCAAGGTTAAAAACTAACTTTCTTGATGAATTAATTTCCCCATGTGGCATGGAACGCTATATATCTGCTGAAAACTTTGCGATATACCATAACCCGTCAACAAGCGCGGCCAAGAAAGCAAAGATAAGGAGAGAATTTATGGCGGCCATTAATGCAAGGTACAACATTATGTCATTTGAGACTTTCAAGTTGTCTGCTTTCAAAAGTCCAGATTTGCGAGTTTGGGTTGAACAATTCACTAAAGATAGACTAATAATAGTGGATGAGGTCCATAATCTGATTACTAATACTTATATAACAAAGGCTTATGAAGGTATCGAGAGGTCACATCGTATGGCAAAAGCAAAAGGTTCAGGTACTATATTATTCAAATACTTGAATAAATTTGCGGATAAGTCATGTAAAATGTTATACTTGACAGCAACACCAATATTCGATAACATTGCACAGTTCCATGAACTCATTAAAATAATGAAACCTAATGTTGAAATACCCAAAGGGTCTTTCATTAAAAATGTTATTGGTCTTTTGAGAGGTAGTGTTAGCTTCTTTCCTGGAACAAGTGTCAATGCATATCCCAAGGTGACATATGTAGATGAACTGGTACCAATCAGTCGCACCCAGGATATGATTATGCATCTAGCACAACAAGAGGAATTAAGTTTTGAAAAAGCTGAAGGTGATGAGTCTTTTAAGATTAAACAACGTATGGCATCAATTGCATGTTTACCTAGAAATGAGAAGTTGAAAAAGTCAAACTTTGACCGTGTTTTATCTAATATGAAAGAGTTTGCACCAAAAATCAAAAAACTCATCCAAAATATCAACCAAAACCGTGGTAAAAATGTTGTATATACAACATTCGTCGCTAGTAGTATTGATTTGATAGAGGAAGCCATGCGTCGTGCTGGATGGGTTTCATGGAAGGAAGTTAAAGCCGATGAAAGCCTACGGGAAACAAAGAAGGGTAAGGTATATGCAATATGGGATGGAAGGACCAAAGACGAAGAAAAACTTGCTATCAAAGCTTTGGTGAACAGCAAGCAAAATATGACTGGTGATACCATCCGTGTTATTCTTGGAAGTCCTTCTATAAAGGAAGGTGTGTCTTTCAAGCATATTCAACATCTACACATGCTTGACCCTGTATGGAACAATAGTGCAAAGAACCAAGTCGAAGGCCGTGCAGTTAGGTTTTGCAGTCATATTGACATTCCTAAGAACCATGAATGGTTAAAGCGAGAAGTGCAAATCCATCTTTATAAATCCACTGCTAATGCTGGGAACTTGATTATTCAAACTGCTGACCAAGTTATATATGATGATATAATACCAAAGAAGCAAAAGGTAGTGGAAGCCGCTGAAAATGCATTGAAAAAAGTTGCTATTGATTATCACTTGTTTAAGAGGATTTATTCTGAAAAACCCTCTCCAAAGACCCCTGAAAACCCTAATGCAAATTCTGTAATTTCTGTCGAAGATGATAGCCGTCTCAAGATATCTGGTCAAAAAGGAAAGAAATGTCCACGCAGACGTCGTCCAAACAACGGTGAATGCCCAGAAGGTACGTATTTAAAGAATAATGCTTATGAAGAACCATGTTGCTACAAGAGAAGAGGAAAGGCTAATAAGTCTCCGAAGCCGAAGAAAGAAATCCAAAACAAGAGCTGTCCCAAACCCAGGCGTCCCATTGTTGGACCCGATGGCTCACAAACGTGCCCTGCAGGTTTTGTAATCAAACAAAATAAAAATGGTGATAATTGCTGCTACAAAAGAGGTTGATAATGATTGAAGTTAGTCTCAATCTAATGAACATTTGTAATTCTTTTCTCCATAATACTCTTCACATGATGATATATTTGCTGGTTTGAAAGCAGAACATAATGATTTACTTTCATCCCAGAAACATGACTTTGTATCACAATTGTCTTTTGATGCACCATAGCATTTACCATTTGACATAGCACATCCATCCGGATGGCACGTCCTCAAAAACCATTTCGGGTTTCCTATGTTCTGACAGCAAGATAATTTTGGAGGCCCCATAGGTGCTTTCTTGACAGGTATTTCTACAAGTGAATCTTTTAGTGGTGAAGATATACTTGTTATGCCATTGCAATTCATGGGCTTATTTGACATCATCATATTTTTTTTACATAAAGCGACATCTACTTTTTTGAATCCCGGATCACATTCATCACACGTTCTCATAAATGAGTCAGGATATTTTTCATTTTGACAACAATAATAATTTTCTTTACTGTTATTTGTGTCATTGTTCTCTGGTTCAACTTTTGCTTTTAGGGTAGGAACCTTTCCAATCAAGCCTGATATTTTATTATCAACCTTCAAAGTTGTCGTGTTCTTTGCATTCATTGTTTTGATATCATTTGATATTTGCAGGTATACAACTGTCAAATATATCATAGCACCTATTAATGCTACTATAGCAAATAGGGTTATTATACCAATGATCATTTTATTTATGTTTATACATAAAAAAACTTAAGGTTACTTGCTTTCATTGGAGGACTTTGAATCGTCCTTATTTGTGGAAGTTGATGTTGTGGATGTAGTTGATGTAGTTGATGTAGTGGATTTACCAGTATCCTTTAACTTCTTCACGCGCTCTTGTAGGTCAAAGTATGAGACGAACATATATATGACCACACCTATAAGGCATAAAGTTAAAATCATATTCACAATGTCCAAAACTAATGAGGAGCCATCGCCAGTCACCATGTTTTATTTTATGTAAGAAAAATAGATTACAAATATAATGAGTGTATATACAGTTACAAGTGAGAAAAACGTGTTAAATGTACCCAAGATTTTTGATAGTATTGATGTGAACACAAGAAACCAATATTTCGCAACAATAGTTGGTTTCGAGGCAGGGTTGCAAAACAAGGGTAGATACAATACCTTTGTCGGTTACAAGGCTGGTAACAAGCTTAAAAAAGGAGACAATAATGTTTTCCTTGGCGCCAATGCAGGTCTGAACGCAGAAAACGATGATAATATATTAATTGGTGTGAATGCTGGTGCATTTCTTACTACAGGTTCCAGAAATATAATGATGGGCACTAATAGTGGTAAGTATTCAAAAGGTAATAATAATATACTTTTGGGATTCAATAATACAAACTTGAATGATTTTAATTTTTCCAGCAATAACATCGGAATCGGAAACGATCAACTTAATTTTGGTTACAATAACATTTCGGTTGGAAAAGGAAATTTCTCGAGGTCTTCAAACTCTGTATTGTTTGGTACATCTTTATACAATAATTCTCTAAATGCTATGGTTATTGGGAATTATATGATAAACAATGGTTCTAATGTATGTATTGTTAAAAATAACCATGGACAAGAAACTTTCTCTAATATTCAAAATAATTATACAAATTTCAATGATATCCTGCTAAGTTATATTGATGTATCATCATGCAATAATGATACTTTAACAGTATTAAACGGTGACAATTTGGCAATAAATGGTAAGTATTCATCTATAGATGTGGGAAAAGATATATTATTTACAACTTCGAATTCTACTATAGGTCTTGGGGATGCCGTGAATATCAATGGCGAGTTTTCTAGTATAACACTTGATAAAGATATCATCATCAAAGGAAGCAATGTAGAAATAGTCATGACTGATGATATATTCTTGAATGCTCTGCGCTCGAGATTAGTATTAAGCTCTAATATATTACTTCAAGGAAGCAATGTACAAATGTTAATGACTGACGATATTCTTTTGAAAGCCCTGTCGTCAGAGTTTTTCTTGGGTTCTAATATATATATCAAAGGGAGCAATGTTCAATTGTTAATGAACAATGATATTCTAATGCAAGCATTGCAGTCACAATTCTATCTTGGCTCTAATATACTTTTGAAAGGTAGCAATGTTAGCTTGCTCATGGACAGTAATATTTCATTGCAAACACCTTCATCTCAGTTGTTCCTTGGAAACTATATATCTTTGAATGGTTCTAATATTGCTATGAATGTAAGTTCAAGTAATATATCTTTACAAAGCTCAAAAGCAGAAAGTATCAACATTAGTGGTAGTAATCTTGGTATAAGTTTAGATAGCAATATACTATTTCTTGGTGGGCCAAATATACAAAGTACATTAATTCAAAACTCCAATAACACAATCAGTATGTCACAATCTGCTATCAATATATCAGGTTCTAATGTTAATGAGATTAGTATTACTGGCTCAAATTATGGCATTGTATTTTCATCAAACAACTTGTATGTTGGTGGCAGCAATATGGACAACATATATATGTACTCTTATGATTCAATAGTGAAGTTTACATCTAATGTTTTTTCATTCGTAAATGAAAGTGGAACTATTTTATTAGACAATCAAAGTATATACATTGGTGGTAGTAATCAAGAGACTGCTAATATAACCGGTGCAAATTTCAATTTCATCATGGACGGAACAACGTTATCACTTTCTAATACAGGCAATCAATTGACACTAACTTCTGATAGTACATATATAGGTGGTCAGAATGTATCAACAGCGCAGATAGAGGGGTTTCAATATGCATTGTCATTGTCGTCAAATTACGTTGGTATGTCCAATGAAACAGGCCGTATTGAAATGGGGTCTAACTATGGGTACTTCGGAGGGCCGTTAATAGAAAGTATGACAATGATGACATCCAATTCTCAAATTGTCATGAGTAGCAATATATTGCTCCAAACAGGTCCAACAACGATGGAACTAAGTGAAAAAGGAGTAAAGATTGGTGGTGCTGTTATATTCGATGATATATATGCAAGAAATGGTAATTTTTCATCCAACGTAAATGTTGGGGATAAACTATCATTTTGTTCTGGTAACTTTAGTAATCAACATTGGCAAATTTACCTTGATAAAAAATCAGATTTCACATCTGACTTATTGATAAAATCAGTAAATAATACCCTAATTACATATACAGATGATTTTAGCAGTGAATTGTTAAACTTTACTGGGAAACATCGTTGTGACATGCATGAACATGAAAAGGTATTTTCAAATGGTCATGTAAAACACATAGGGAAAATAGTTACATCTTTTGGTAGATATAAGGACCTTAATAACAAAGATATGATACAAATTGATGAAGCCATTCCTATTGTTGAACTGTCATGCGTTCCATTTGATTCTCGTGTTTTCGGTGTTATCTGTGAGTTTGAAAAAGAAGGTAATACCCGTAATTTTAAAATAGGAAACTTACAATTTCGCAATCAAAAGGCTGCAGGAGACAACAAAGTAGTGATTAACTCGCATGGAGAGGGTGGTATATGGGTATGTAATGTAAATGGAAACTTCAAGAATGGTGACTTAATAACAACATCATTCATACAAGGAATGGGAATGAATCAAGGGAATGAGGTTGTGAAATCATATACGGTAGGAAAGATAACTTGCGATTGCAATTTTGATGTAAAGTCCGATATATATACATGTGAATATTTTCGATACAAGGGAAAATTATTGAAAAAGGCATTCGTTGGCTGCGTTTATAAGGTATAACAATTGTCTTCTGCTGTGTTTCTTTTTTTGTAAAAAATTCTTCCAAATTTATTTCCAAAAATACATCCCTAAAAATTATATTAGTTTAAAGTATAGAATGCCAACGGATTACGACGTGATCACTAATGACACTGATAAGATTCAGTACATCAACAACCCACAGTACAGTGATATGTATCCCGACCCTTCGATGGTCAACATCTTTGGACCTGTCCAATTGCCAAGGGTGTACGGTAAAAACTTGACTGCTTTCGAAATTGCGTCGTCCGGTAAGATTGCTATCACAATTAATGACATTCACTCGTTGGATGTCTCGAACTCTGCGTTTGGTGGCGTAAACAATTCAAACGTCTTGACTACATTTCAAACCAAGAGCAACTATGCCCTTGAGATGATGACGAACAACAGGGATATCAGGATGGTTATGGACTCTTACAGCAATGATATGACTATGTTTGCAAAGAGCAATATTTACATGACTACTGCTAGCAATGACTTGGTAATGACAATTGGTAAGAACACCGCCTTGAAGACTAAGAGCAATGTTGATATGACTGCTGACAATGGCAGTATGAGGATGTATGCTAACAACTCTAATATGTACATCACAATGAGTCATACAGCCAGCAACATGACCGTGTACTCTTCTTCCAACATTACCGTTCAAGCCGACAAGGATATGAGTTTGACTGCCAGCAACAACTACACCCTGAATGTCAGCCAAGCTATCACCCAGACCGCCCAAAACGGTAGTTTCGTGATGAGGGCAAACAGCAACAATATGTACATCACCATGTCTAACACCAACAATGTCATGAAGGCCTATGCTGCTTCCAACATTGTGCTTGTTGCTGATAAAAACGTTGACTTAACTGCTGGCAATGATTACAGTCTGCGCGCTAGCTCCAACATTAACGTCTCTGCCCAAAACGGCAGCATGAACTTGTTTGTTCACAACTCTAATATGTACATGACTATGGACAATACCACCGACAGGGTTTCTCTATACACTAACAGCAACCTGTCTGTAACTGCTTGCAATAACCTTACAATGATTGCTAAGAGTAATGTTGTTCTTGCTGGAACCACAGGTAGCATGGATATCATAGCTGACGCATCCAATATGAGGTTTTTCTATGATAACACAACTACAAGCACTGCCTTTTACACCAAGTCCAACCTGTCTGTTACTGCAAGCAATAACATGTCCACTATTGCCCAGAGTAACATCACATTCACCGCATACCAAGGAAACTTTGGTGTCAATGCCAACAACAGCAACATGGTGTTTGTCATGAACAACAATGGTGATAAGATGGATATTTACACTCGTGGTTCTCAAACATGCACTACAAGCAATGACCATGTTATGAATGCTACCAGCAACGTAACCATTACTGCTTTTAATGGTGACCTGAAACTGTATGCCAACAGCAACAACATGTTGGGTCTGATGGAAAACAGCAATAACACCATCTTCTTCTACTCTCAGAATAATTTTGGTATCAATACCAGTAACGACTTCTATACAAAGACAAGGAGTAATGTTACATTCGATGCTATCAATGGTGGTTTCAGGGTTGCTGCACACAGCTCCAACATGTACCTAAGCATGGATGATGTAACTGATACAACTACCTTATACACCAAGACTGACTTGAAGGCCACCGCCTCCAACAGTATCCAATTTGCTGCCAAGTCTAATGTTGATGTTGTTTCCGACTTTGGCTACATGAACATGTTCGCCAACAAGTCTAACGTCTCTATCAGGATGAACAACGCCAACGACAGCAACTTGTCAGTGTATGCCGTCAAGAACATCAACCTCACTGCATCCAACAGTTTCTCCTTGAACACTCAAAGCAACATTGTTGTGAACTCTCTGTTTGGTGAAACCCTGTTCTATGGTGAAAGCAACATGTTTGTCCATGCTCACCAAAGCAACATGTACATCAAGATGGCTGCTCCCTCTGATACTGTTACCATCTATGGCTTGAGCAATGTGTACTTGAACACCTCCAATGATTTGTTCCTGAACTCCAGGGGCAAGACTGAATTCAGCAGTTCCAACGTCAACATGTACTTGAAAGATACTTTCTATGTGTCTGCATGCAACGATATCACTCTATCAACCAAGGACAAGATTCTCGTTACAGGTGACAGTGTTGATATTACCGCAAACTCCGATATGTCTTACTCTGCCCAATCTAACTTCAACATCTTCGTGAAGTCTTCTCCTTACGGTTCCACCAACCCAGTGCTTGCTGTTACTACCAACGATGTGCAAATCCGAGGTGACCTGGTAATCACCGGTTCTATCAATACCAGCAACATCATTAGTACTGCTGTTCAAGAGAACATCCTGAAGGTCAACGACAAGGTTATATACCTGGCCAGTCAAGGCAGCAATGACGCTGCTGATCCTCTTCCTTATGATGGTGCTGCAACCAACGATGGCGCTGGTATCGTTGTTGACGGTATTCCTTCCGGTGTCACCAGCTCCAACGACTTTGACATGTACAGGAAGTTCTTCAAATGGAACATAGGTACCCAAGGTACTCTTGCTCTTGGTACATCCAACCTTGACCAGGAAAGTTTCTGGGACCTGCAAGGTGGTTCTTTCAGGATTACCCAAAAGAAGAAGGTAAGTGGTACCATCAGGGATACCAGTTTCGGTTTCAGGATTAACGAAGCTGATGAACTGGAACTCATCAAGAAGTACTGGTCTGCTACTTCTAGTGCATATGTGTACAAGAGGATTGCTAAGTTCGGTCGTACTTAAGTAATTATTACTTTATTAAAGTTGATAACTCTATTAAAAAACATAAAAATGAAATTTAAATTGAATCAGATTGGTTCATACTAGTCTGATTTATATACATCAAGTTCGCGTGCAGATGGGTCTATAACATCTGTCCACTTCGGCAACCAGAAGTATGGGATTACAAGATGTCTGTTAGGATAATACTTTTCAAATATCTTTCGGTAGAAAAATGCCTCTTTTGTATAGGGTTTGTTATGTTCATAGGTATTCATTGTTTCAAACTCTTCATTTGAAACACGTTTATCAATATACTCCTTTAATACTTGATGCCAAGACTTCTCAGTACTACTCACACCATCACTGAATGCTTCCTTCTTTCTCCACAGAACATCATGTGGCAAAGTGGTTCCATCGTCAAATGCCTTACGTAGTAAGTATTTCTCAATATTTCTATTAGGGTCTCTCAATTCAACAGGAATACTTTGATAAAACTCCACAAATGTTCTGTCTGAGAAAGGAACGCGAGCTTCCAATCCTTGGCTTGAAATAGTCCTGTCACTCCTCAAACTATCAAAGTAGCAGATGTTACGCACCAAACGATTGCATTCCAAATCAAAATGTTGAAGTGAAGGCGCTTTTTTGAGATACATATACCCACCACATACTTCGTCGCTATAGTCACCATTGAAGACAACTTTACAATCTGTGTTCTCCTTAATATATTTGGCTACCAGATAGTTTCCTACGCTTGCTCTCACAGTGGTAATGTCATAGCTTTCGATAATTTTAATTGTATCTTCAATAGCGTCCAAGAAATCTGACTCCTTTAACTCAATCACATGGTGTTCACACTTAATAAAATCTGCTACCTTTTTTGCATATTCTATATCTGTAGAACCTTGCATTCCAATACTAAATGCTTTCACTACATATGGTAAATTTTGTTTACATAGGATAGAAGCCACTAACGAACTATCTAGGCCTCCAGATAGCAGTGTACAAATAGGTCTGTCAGAAAGTAAGCGTTTGCGCACTGCTTGCTCAAATAGATTTTTTATATTAGAGAACAATTCTTTTTCGAGAGATGGAGTCTTGTACAATGAAACTTGTTTCATGTATGGTTCCAGATTCTTATTCATACTTTGGAAGTATGATAATTTAAAAGAAGTCATATCTTTCAAGTTATAAATTGACATAAATCCAGGAGCAAACTGGGTAATATCTGCATTAATATGTTGCAATCCTTTCAGCTCTGAACTAAAACCTAGTTGTGTTGACGTTTGAAAATGAAAAAGAGGGCGAACACCATATGGGTCTCTGTTTACTAGTAGTCGACTCCTTTTTTTGTCATAAAGGATAAATGCGAATTCTCCGTCAAGTTCCGACAACAACTCATGAGCCACAATTGCCATTCCAAGTTCATCGTCACCATGTGTTTGTATAAGTGTCACATACAAGTTTAGGACAACCTCACAGTCTGAGTTCGATTTTTGGTTTAGCCTATATTTCGATACAATATCCTTGTAGTTATAAATCTCTCCATTGCATAGCAAATATACATCATCGTTGTACATTGGCTGGCTTCCCTCATCTGACAAGTCATTAATACTTAATCTTTGGAAACCCATAAAAACATGAGGTTGCTCAATAAGAACTGTGGAATCAGGTCCACGTGGCTGTATGTTGTATAAACCTTTTACATTTTCAATAGATGTAATGATGTTAGATGAACCTGTATGATCATACAAAAATATCAAACCACACATTTAGTAGTATGTATATTGATGTTTTTAAATAATAATATTTGTGATTTGTTTTTTATCTTTATCAAAATCAATAGTCAATCTTTTGTTTACTAGAAGTTGCTTTAGCTTACTTAATGGGATGTTTTTTACATTATCGCATCCTCCTTGCGTTATATATTGTTGTATATGCTTCCATTGCTCAAACATGCTCATACTTTTCCAGTTATGAGACTTAGATATATGCTTAGTGACATCATTTTCTATCAATTTATATACATTGTCATTTTGACAAGGTTCAAGGCTTGTGAAGGATACTTTGTCCTCTTTCTTGTATTTGTTCATAAGATGCTTGTTTAACTTGAACTCTAAAGCTTTTGCGTCTCTTAAATCCTTGCTTTGTGGGATACTATTTGGTTCTGGATGTATTTTCACAGCGCGTTTTCCTTTATTTTTAACAATGTCTTGCTTTATGTTATCAAACATAGATGCAACCTTATTTTCAATCTCCATACTAGTATATAGCACAAGATACTTAAGTATATGTAACATTATGAAATAGAATAGACTGATATAAAATGTGTGATACTATTAGTGGTCCCCAAGGAAACACGAGCTCTATCAACAGTGAAATGATGAATATGCCAAAGATTTCCAAAGCTGATAAGAAACGTTATAAAGCACAACTCGAGAAGTTGTTGATGATTCCTAAAATAGAGCAAAAGACACCCGAATGGTACGAAGCTCGACACAACTTGATTACAGCAAGTGATTTTGCACAGGCACTTGGTGAAGGTAAGTTTGGTACACAAAAGCAATTGATTGAAAAGAAGGTATCAACAGCAGATGTGACAAAGCAAATTAAGAACATATTCTTTGAGTGGGGACACATGTTTGAACCCTTAGCATGTATGTGTTATTCAATGATGATGAATACTTCAGTTCATGAGTTTGGACTCTTGAAGCATCCCAAATATGATTTTTTTGGAGCTTCCCCTGATGGAATCACTGAAGACGGTGTCATGCTTGAAATCAAATGTCCTTTGAAAAGAAAAATTACAGGAGAGATTCCAAAACAATATTACTATCAAATACAAGGACAACTGGATGTATGTGACCTGGATATTTGCGACTATCTAGAATGTGAATTTGTCAAGTATAATGATTATGAACAGTATTGTGTTGAGTACGAGAAAACTCCAGGTAGCTATACTGGTATAATTAAGGATAATCAAGGTTGGAATTTTGACGAAGAAAAACAAGAAAAATATGAATATTTGAGTTGTCAAACAAGGCTCTGTGATAAAATTGATGATAGCAAGTGCAGTTATTGGATTCTTGCAAAGTACAACATCAAAAGAGTAACGAGAGATACTGCATTTGTTAAAGAAAAAATTGCCGAATTAAAGAAGGTTTGGGATAAAATTGTATATTATAGGACGCATCCTCATGAGTTTCAAATTGAAGTAAAACAGGTAGTATCAGTTGATACACAGTCCTATTCTAGCTTTAATGATACACTCTCAGAGTTCAATAAGAGATGTATGATTATTGACTTAGAATAATCTTAATCTTCATTTTTATTTTTAGTGTTTATCCATGTATAAATCTAAATAGTTCGTGTATCCCAATTTTACAGTGTAACTGTTTGTTACAAACATAGTATCATATTTCACATATATATCTCCTATGTTCTTTGGAGAATTGATAGGCTGACTAAAGAGCTTAGCAAACTGGTTGCTTGTGCTACATGTTGCTGTCCTCTTATATACATAGTAATCCTTGCCATCGGCTGCCCATTTACATAGTGCAATCTTTTCAGATGGTGTTATTGTTACCGTAACCTTGATGCGTTCATGTAGAGCAGCTATTGGGAGTTCTAATGCTAAGCCAGAATCGTTATTGAAAGCAAGTTCCTTTCCTGAATCGTTACTACCAGTATCAAACCTTAAGAGGAAATTTTTAGAGTCGGCATATGTATATACAAAAGAAGAGAATATATTCATATTATTAACACCATCAATGGGTTGTACATACCATAAGGAGCTACCGTATGAACCCATGTTATTGTCCATGTATGCTTTGTATATTTCTACCATATTACTGCCACTAGTTTTGAGTTTGTCCTTCGTACAGTTGATTTCATAACTAAATGTCATGACCGGAAACTTAGAGTTTTGTAGAAGTATAAATATCTTTTGGTGGAAATAGAATTCATCTCTATATACGTCGATATCATTTGCATAATTCTTGTTGAAAATCTTGATGGTTGAAACACGATTTGCTGTAATGTAAGGGATAGATAAACTACGACCTGCTGTAGGAGGGCACTGATCGTCAAGGAAATATACCTTCATATTTATATTTCCATCGCTCTTTGTTGCTATCAAGTTTTCAAGGTTAGGTACTTTCTTACCATTCAATGTGTAATTAAATGTTGGGTTTGAAAGGTTCGTGTTTTGAGGCACTAGTCTCTTGAATGCGACATTTATATCATCATCTGGAGAATCACGCAATATATCGCCGCCACTGTAGTTGGTGAGATAGAAACCTTTCATGTTCATCTTTGTAAGAGCATGTGCATTATAGTCTGGCGCATAAGCATCAGATGTCTCAAACTCTACGTATATAGGATTCGCTAGGAAGAAGTACAAGAGTGTCAATGAATCATCAAAAGAATCCTTTTTATTCCTAAACAACACATTAACTGTTTCCGAGTTGTATGATGGGGAGATACTTCTATACTTTATATTCAAGCATAATGATTTCAAGACATATACAAATGTATTTTCTTCTATAATAGACATATCTGGTGACAAATATGGCTGCGAAAGGTCAACTGGGCAACTTCCATTCGATGCATATGAACTTGCAATAGATCTATCCGATGCTTTGAAAGCGGCATCTACAAACTTAGTAAATCCCAATTGTCTTGAACATGATTTGTTGTTATCATTGACAGCTGCCAAAGGCAAATTCTGTGTATTTGCATAATGTTCTATTGCTTTGTCAGTATTAGACTTTGCGTATGTTATGCATATACCATAGATAACAAACATCACAATTAAAAACGATAAAAGTAATCCAGCACTTATTGCCTTTGGTGAAGATTTCATCTTTATATATTTAAAAGAAATTCTTACTTTATATAGCAGTAAAATATTTAACACGTAATATTGATACATTATAAAAGGGAATATTACAATGAGGGTCATCAAAAGAACCGGAGAATACGAAGATGTATCTTTCGACAAGGTGCTGGCGCGTATGAAGAATCTGAGTTCTGGATTTAATAGGGAACCACTAAATGTTGACAATTATGATATCACCCAGAAAGTATGTGCCCGTATCTATGATGGTGTAGCAACATCCGAACTTGACGAACTTGCAGCGCAGATTTGTAGCTCTATGATTGTCAATCATCCCGACTATGGTGAAATGGCTAGCCGAATCATCGTATCTAATCATCACAAGAGTACTTCACCATCATTTTCGGAGACTGTTTCTATTTTGTATAATAACAATGATTCAGAGGGAGCCGCGTGTCCTTTGATTAGTCAAGAGTTGTACGACATTGTAATGAAGCACAAGGAAAAGTTGAATACATACATTGACTATTCGAGGGACTATACAATGGATTACTTTGGTTTCAAAACTCTGGAAAGGTCTTACCTCATGAAGGTAAATGGTGCGATTGTTGAAAGACCCCAACAAATGTTTATGAGGGTCGCTCTTGGTATCCATGGGAATGACATTAAAGATGCACTTCAAACATATGACCTTATGTCTAAGAAGTTTTTCATTCATGCCACACCTACTCTGTTCAACTCTGGTACAAAGCGTCCCCAATTGAGCAGCTGCTTCCTTCTGTCTTCAGAGGATTCGATTGATGGCATTTACGACACACTAAAAGAATGCGCGAACATTTCCAAGTACGCAGGTGGCATCGGTCTTCATATCCACACCATCAGAGCAAAAGGTAGTAAAATCAAAGGAACAAATGGTAATTCAACAGGGATTGTACCAATGCTTCGTGTGTTTAACAATACTGCAAGGTATGTGAATCAATGTTTCACACCAGATACACTCGTTTACAGTAGTGAAGGTGTAAAGCAAATGAAGGATGTATGGATTGATGATGAGCTGATTACAATTGATGGTTCCTTGAAGAAAGTCAACTTTGTTTCTGTTAAAAGAGTCGAGAATGAAGATATGTTAAATATTTACACGAGTGCTATGGGAGATGTTCCTTTGAAATGTACAAAGGTTCATGAAATTGGTGTCATGGATGGAGACAGAGTGGTATTCAAAGCTGCTAGCGAGCTTAAAGTTGGAGATTGTTTGTATTATCCTACCGAATCAAAATATGTTCTCGAGAACAGTGTACAAAGGGAGTTCCTACGAGATTGTGTAGATGGTGGTCACAGGGCGTTTATTACATCTATTGATACATTCAAGTATACTGGTGATGTATACGATTTCAATATGATGGACAACCATAATTATTTGACATCACATGGCATCGTACACAACTCAGGAAAGAGAAATGGCTCGATGGCAATCTACCTTGAGCCTTGGCATGCTGACATTGAAGGCTTTCTGGAGCTCCGAAAGCCTCATGGAAGTGAAGAGGAACGTGCTCGTGATTTATTCCTCGCCATGTGGATTCCTGATTTGTTTATGAAGCGAGTAAAAGAGAATCAGTCATGGAGCTTGATGTGTCCAAATACATGCCAAGGTCTTAGTGATGTATATGGAGAAGAGTTCGAAAGGCTATATGAGAAATATGAAGCTGAAGGAAAGTTCGTGAAGCAGGTGCCTGCACAAAAGCTATGGTTTAAGATTTTGGAATCTCAGATTGAAAGCGGACAACCTTACATGCTATACAAGGACGCATGTAACATGAAGTGTAATCAAAAGAATTTGGGTACCGTCAAGTCGAGTAACTTGTGTACGGAAATCATTGAAGTATCAAATGAAGACGAGACTGCTGTTTGTAATCTTGCTTCCATCGCCCTTCCAAGTTTTGTCGAGTATGATGAGACTATGTTGCCTATGTTCAACTTTGAAAAACTTCACGAGATTACAAAGGTTGTAACCAAAAATCTGAATAAGGTTATTGACATCAACTTCTATCCTGTTGAAAAAGCAAAACGTTCAAATCTAAGGCATCGCCCAATTGGTATTGGAGTTCAAGGTATGGCTGACCTTTTCGTGCTTATGAGAATGCCTTTTGACAGTGAAAATGCTGCTAAACTGAATAAGGACATCTTTGAAACCATCTATCACGGTGCACTTGAGGCTTCCATGGAAATTGCAAGGAAGAGACACGAAAATACTGAAAACAACGTATTTGTTGCTTACAATGAATATGACCCAAGTCCATCCAGTAAATACAATGGTGCATATATCTCATTCGAAGGTTCTCCTGCATCCCAAGGACTTCTACAATTCGACATGTGGGGAGTCACACCATCTAGTATGTATGATTGGCAAAAACTAAAGGAAGACATCCAAAAGTTCGGATTGCGAAACAGTTTGCTACTTGCACCAATGCCTACAGCAAGCACAAGCCAAATCTTGGGATTCAATGAATGTATTGAACCATTCACGAGTAATATCTACAAGCGCAAGACGCTTGCTGGCGAGTTCATCATCGTCAACAAGTATCTCATCAAGGACCTTGTGAGTCTAGGAATTTGGAGCAAGGAGCTCAAAGATAAAATCATCTTGAATGATGGAAGTATTCAAGACATTCCAGAAATTCCAGATAACATCAAATCACTATACAAGACCGTATGGGAAATCAAACAAAAGAACCTGATTGATATGGCTGCTGATAGGGGTGCTTTTGTTTGCCAATCCCAAAGCATGAATTTGTTCATGGAGGACCCTGATTTCAAAAAGCTGACAAGTATGCATTTCTATGCATGGGGCAAGGGATTGAAAACAGGAATGTATTATCTTAGGTCTAAACCACGCGCACAAGCTCAAAAGTTTACCATCGACCCTTCCATGAACAAACTCACCAACCTGAAAGATACTCAAAAGAAGGTTGTATGTACTGATGAGGTTTGTACAGTGTGTTCCGCATAATATTCTCTTATCACTGTAATATAAATGAATATAAAACTGTCTAAAGCCTCTAAAGGGGAACTTTTATTAGGTGCTGTGTTCGTATTACTGGCCATATTAATTGGTTATTACATCTTTACACAAGACAAATTTGAAAATGAAACAGGTGATGAATGAGGGTTTCTATAACACCAATTGTTATTCATTTTTGAAAAAATATATACATACATTATAAATGTTTGAATATATCAACTTCACATTGATTTTCTTGATGATCATTGTGGTCGTAATTGATACAGTGTACCTTTTCAATACAAGGTCTAGCGTTGCAAAGATGCAACAAGATATGTCAGCGAATAACACATTATTAGATTTGAATGAGTTCAAAGACTTGAACCCAGAATTCAAAGACAACTACAAGAGACTGGTCGTAGGAAACTTGATGCCAGTGGTAAATGCAAAAGCTAATGAAATGATAGAGGCACACAAAGTGAATACGTATATCAAGAAAAATGAAGACGATATTCTTGCTGGGATAGCCGATTTTAAAAACATGCCTTTTCCTAGCAGTGAGTCAACTAGTGAATCCCCAACAGAGAAGGATAATGACAATTCAAAATGATAATATACATAGCATTACCAGAATTTGTAGGGCTTTGATGTAATCTCTAATATACGGTAAACTGCTTCTCTACATATATCCACTTCTGTATAGACATCAGACAAAGTATTCATACATGTAAGTAGAATATATCTTTCTCTTTGTGATATTCTGTGGTAAAGAGTGTGAGGTATAGAGAATGTATGTAATAGGTTATCATCTACCTTTACAATGTAATTTGTATCTGTAGTCGTCACGGATATTTCAACATTTGGTTTTTCTTCCTTTGCATTTTGACTTGTGCTTGGTTGTAGCTCTATATTACGCCTACAATAAGGACATGTAGCTTCATGCTGTATTTTTTTGTTAATCCATGCTTTTATGCATATATTATGAAACCTATGCTGACATTCTAAAATTGTTTCTGAGTCTGATGTAATTTCTTCATAGCAAATGCTACATACTATAGACTCCATTACAGTAACATGTATGTTTAATTTTAAATCAGTGACAGTCATCATGTATAATAAAGTTTATGTACCTTTGATATTTTTGTTCTACATATATAACAATGCGCGGAGCGAAGACAATGACTACAATATGTATGTCCACATGGCTCACAAAACACTCTGACTTCTGCACCAAGGCAGATTGGACAAGGATGACCCATTGAAAACCCTTTTGAAAACGAAGCAACGTCTAATATACTTTTGATTTTTTTCTTTGAATCTTTTATATCTTGTCGCAACTTGTCTATTTCCTTTTCAATGCCCAATAAAACAGTGTAACAATACATATCACTTGTATTAAGTATATTATTGTACATTTCATTTACGTTGTCGTTAACAATGTTGTTGACGTTGTCCATATTCGATTGCATATCTTTACACATTGTTTCGTGTATATACTTGAAACTTGTCTTCGTTTCCTTACTCACACCAGTTATAAACTCTTTCATTTGTATCTTGACATCTAACTTGTCCTTCAGAGAATTAAAGTTAGCAACTTCAGATTTGAAAATTTCTTTCGCATCCTTTAGAGCTTTGTATATTGTTTGAATTTCTTCCGATACATCATCCTCTGCAGGCGATTCTGTTATATTATCTTCTCTCATTTTTATGTGTTTCTCTAACAAATTATGAACGTCTTCGTAATTCTCTGACGAAGACCCCCCAAATATAGTATTTTGAGAGAAAACGTCCATCAATGACTCTGTGTCAACTATATCACCTACAGCTGGTGCAAAATATAAATCTAAATTGTTGGGTGAAGTTTGGTTATTGTTTTGATTGGGATGATTGTGTTGATTGTGTTGATTGTGTTGATTGTGTTGATTGTGTTGATTGTGTTGACTTGTAGAAGCTTCCATGATATGATTGTATTATCATGTAAAAACAAAATAACATGTAAATGATGGCGCACTTCTTAGATGTCCAAGTTCATCTTGCGACGACCCTTCTTTTTGTTCATCAGCAAGTTATTAATACTTGCATCATCACCAAAGTCACTCATTTCAGAGCCGGTGACGGTTGATAAAACTTCGATTCTATCATTGTCAGAAGCATCAAGTTCCCTTAGAATATCATCAACATTGGATGGTCCTTTCATGCTTGCTGTAGTTTGGTTCATCTGGTTCATCTGGTTCATCTGATTCATCTGGGGAGCTTGACCCATACCTCCAGCGCCGCCAAACATGGAGCCTAACATACCACCAAGGCCTCCACCTCCTCCGAACATTGAACCTAGAATACCACCAAATCCTCCCATACCACCTTGTTGGGACTGGGCTTGCGAAGCCATAGTGTTTGCAGTCGCCGCCGCGAATTGCTTGGCCAGTTCTGGGTTTTGACGTAAAACGTCTTCCATTCCTGGAATGTTTGAAGCTTTCGCCATGTAACGAGTGGTATGGAACATGAACGCACTACCTCCCAGCATAAACAATAGTTTCAATTCGGGTGCAATTTGTGCCTTGCCCTTATATTTATCGTGCAACTCCTCGAAAATTTCATCGTAATCGTCAATACCTTCATTCACATGTTCAGACCAACCATCCAGTTTAGCTCCAGTGTTAAAGAAGGAATTCAACAACTCTATTCCAGATACAACAGTAATCATTGTTTTCCTTTGAAATTTCACACTCAAGTCAACCTCCCTGTCTCGCTTCAACCTTTCAAACTCTTGTTTCATGTCTTCCAAACTTGACGCCATGGTGTACTTGCGAGGCAACTTAATACCCTTCTTTTCCATCCTATCAAACTGATACAAATATTCCCTCTTAGCATTCATAATCTCATCCTCAGAAAGATGAGGTCTCCTTTGCCTTGTAACATGACCTACAGATTCACTATAGACACTTCCACCAGCATCTTCTTCAGAAGAACCACTTTCTTCCGAGGAAATTACACTTATGTCTTCACTTCTTTCCGATTCATCATAATCATCACCAAGTAAAGATTGTTCACGGACATCAACAACTTGAGGAGCAACCCTTCCTATTGATACACTTTTCACACTTGAAACATCAGAATCATAATCACTTGCGCTCCTAGGCCCCCTCCTAGAACTTGCACTTAAGCTACTTATAACAGACATGCTATCTGCGGACTTTTTGCGGGGGTTCATTAAAAGGTCTAAACCAAGTCCTTTATCAAGTTCGTCATTCATGTTCTTTATAATTATACATACTTCACACAAATCTTATATAATTATAACGCAAAAAAAATCTCATTTTTGAAAATAGGCTAAGATTTGTAGCAAAGAATCGCACAAATCATCTTTTTTCTTTGCTTTCTCGATGGTTTTCACATATTTATTATTGCGGTGTTCTTCCGGGAATTTACTGAGGAATTCTGTAATATACTTGATGGAATTTTGTTTATATGACTTGTAGTCTTTGTTTTTCAATTCATAACCTTTTGAAATCATGTATTTGTTCTTCGATGTGGCAGATACCATATATACTTGAGTATGCTTCAATCCATGAGCATCCAATAACTTAAAGTATGTATATAAAACAATTTGAATACTCTTCATTTTTGGTGTTTTAAATGCCGGTTGGTTCTCCAATAAAACGGTTAGATTGACAATATAATCATTTGACAACATAAATTCGTCCAAAAACGAGATAAGTTCATCTGTCACGGCATCAAAGGTTTGCTTCGACTTTGGTAGATGTGATGCTGATATATCGGCAATACCCAATGTTTTTATTTCATTTGTATGTACATTCATCAAACAATAGGCCAAGTTTTTAATTCCAACGTCAAATGACAAAACAAAGTTACTTTCTTGGGGTATTGAATCCTGCATCCTTCAACTTATTGTTTATATATGTGATAGCATTGTCGTTAAATACTTGTATATTCTTATGTAGTATACATGACATTATTATCTTGAATAGATTATCTGAATGACACTCTTCCCGTATATCGATGCTATTACTCAAAGAATCTATATATTGAAAGTAGAATTGCTTCTCAAACCTCAAATAATTCTTGAATTCCTTGAATCCTTTGTGGTACATGTTTATTACATAATTAATGTCTGATGCATACTTCTCATATACATCTTTTTTTATGACTGCAGGAATGTTTTCGGGAACGCGATACTTATACGTTTTACACAAAACCAAGTACGGTAAATCTTCTTGGACATACACAGGTTTGTTGTCAATTGCCATTATCCTATTCTTACAATCAGTGAACTTTGCATTGTACTTCCTGTTTAAACTTTTTACGATAGCTGGTTTTACACTATTGATACTTTTCATAAGTTCACCCCTCATAGCTTTACAGTTGTTGCGAGTAAATAGTGGCCTATTAAACTTTACACCTGAACATTGCTCGACATTTTTTATCAAAAACTCTGCCCATTTTTTCTCGGAAGCTGTATATATAAAGATTTCAACACCGTGAGACATTAATTCTTTGAAAAATGATTTGAAATGTGGTCGAATCACACCATCTTGTAACTTGCTTTGCAGGGATTCCATATCCATATTGAATTTATTAATGTTTTTTTGCATCCTTTGTTTTGCAACAATTTTCAAACGCTCCAAAAGTTCATATAAAATCACTTGAGGTGTGATGTCACCTATCAATGTACCATCTATGTCCAGTAGAATAGTGAGTGGTAAAAGTTTAGGGTCGACCATCTTTATGATGTATTTATATATTATTCTTTTTATTGTGAATATCCAAAATAATATTTGTAAGATGCTTCTGCATTTCTTCAACAGTGTGTGGTTGAGCACGTCCAGTGTATAATGCTTTATTTCCATATATGTTATGTTTAGCCGACTTTGATTTACTAACAGTCTCATTCAACTTTCTAACAGCGTACTTCTCTATGTTTTCAAGGCAATTATAAACTTTATCATATGTGAAACACACAGATAATACATCTTTACAAGATGAACCACGTAGGCCTTCGGTATCTACGTGAGTGAAGTCCTTCCAATATTGAATGCATTTTTCATCCCAAATACCATTTGTTAAGATATAATGAAGTTTTGACATCAATAATTTCATTTCATCGTGAGAATACTGAAATGTATTATTGCTATTCTGTAGGTACCCTTTTAAATCATACTGGTTTATATAAGATTGATATACATTGTACACGATAGGATGCTCTTCAGATGCCGGAATCTTCTCTACAATAAAAACATGACCAGGGAAATACTTATCCCCTTCTGGATGGGGAAAGTACCCATCGTTCATTAAGATATAATATATGTACCTATTCTTGATTCCTCTGTTAAGTACATTCTTCCTCATAGATAAAATGGTCTTGTTATTGTTTGTTTGCCCTGTTTTGTATCTCTCATATACCTTTGATGAGTCGCATTGATGAGCTCTTTTCAAGCCTTTTTTTCCTAAAAGAAAGAACATGAGCATAACCGCTGTATTCAAACATTTTGTATTGATCATTTGCATATTGAACTCCTTGATGTCGTTCGTTAGGCACTGCATTAGCGGATTTATATAGTTTGAAATGATGTAAGCAACATCACATTTTTTACATGACTGTTTTGTACATGTTCGCTTAATCATTTTATTAATTTACTTAATAATTTATAATAATTTATTTTTCAATAATGATATTTCTTCTGGTTATATACTTGATATGCTTACATATGGCCCTTTCAGGGTTTCAAATAAACAATACACAGTTTATTATGCTCTTTTTGGTGCTGTCACAGATGTTGTTCATCATTACCTTCGACATCAATACTGAACAACTTTCGAGAAGAATATTTTCTTATAATAACATAAAGCTGCACGATGTTTGGCAAAATGTTCAGCACAAAGTTCAGAGTTATATTGAGTGTGTTCTTGATAATTGTTGTCATACTCGCGATTCAATCAATTATATCATTCGTGAACTCGGAGAAAAAGCGCGAAAACTTCGAGAACAAGGAATCTGATGATGAAACAAAGGAAGAAACACCTGCAAAGGATGCAAAAGGTGACACAAAACCAAACGCACCATCTGATGAAAAGAAAAAAGACAAGGACCTGAGATTGACAGTCCTCGAGAGCATTGAAGATATTTTTGACAAGTATTACCCCGACTCCGATAAGAAGCCTGTAATGTTTGATATGATGTTACGTAAAGAGAACTTTGAAGAGATAAAAGAAAAACATAACAATGGCCAAGATATCAAACAAACCGTGCAAAACTTCATAAAGCAACAGATGAACTTGATTGAGGGCGGAAGCAGTGTGAATGAAGCCAAGAAGACAGAGGACCATTTTGAGAATAGTGATAAGGCATTAGATATGGTCATGGAGAAGCTTGACAAAACCATAAACTATGAAATTATCAACAATCACTTGGAAGAAATTGTTACGAAAGTGAACCAAGTTCAAAACGAACTCAAGAAGAATCCCATCTTCGTGTCAGACAAAAAGAAAACAGATAAATCAGAGACAAACACTGCCGCAAAGGAGACCTATGTAGATTATTTCAATAGCATTGACAAATTTGAAGAACCCAAACCTTCAAAGTCTCAACCTAAAACTGAAAGATTTCAGAATAATGACATGATTGAAGGCTTTGAAAATAGAATAAATTATGCTTCATATTAATAAATGGATACATTAAAATCAACAATAGGGAGCATAAAAAGTAAGGTTGCTGATGTCAAATCAAAGTACAGTGACATAATGAGAAAACAACAAGAAGAACTTAAAAAAATGAGGCTAAAAACAGAACACACTGGAAATCTTGCAGCCAACATTAAAGCCAACAAGTATTTTAATGACAGGATGTTAATGGTTTCCATCATGTATCAAAATGATGATGTCTATGACGAGCAAGGGTATATGGATTTCGTTGCTAATGCACATACTATATACAGTTTTCTTAATGCTAATGGTATTACATTATTGCTAACAACAAGGATGATACAATCACTGAAAAACATTAAAAACAACATTGAATCTGAAGACGATGTTTTTAAGTTTGTTGAAGACTATGATCATAAGCGTGTGTAATGCGCATTTTTTACAGACTTTTTTTAGTCATTTTAAGAATTTTTTCAATCAAAAACTCGTTTTTCTTTGACTTGTTACTTTTCAACATTTCTTCCCAATGTATAGAGTTCTCAGTTATTTTAGTACAAACCTCATTTCTATATTTAGCAGCAATTAATAACATTATATTAATGAACATATCAAGATAATACTCTTCCTCAAATCTCTCTTTGTATGTATCATATACAGTGTCAATGATATGTGATATACTAATGCGCACCTGATTTATATTTTCAATGACATCCATCAGGAAGCTTATTGTGTTTAGTACTTTATTCTTGTGTTTTTGCATAGCACAGAACTCATCATACTCTGATGCATTGTTATTATTGTATATATAATAGTCTTTGTCAAATCGTTCTATACACTGGCGAAGTGCCCCTTTACAGTCATACATACCTAAAACATCTTTCAAAATCAAAATAAAGTACTTTCGGTAAATGGAATGTACTATAGACATCCTTACTATATCATTCACTACTATATGTACATTATCAGCTGTCACCATGAATTTCAATCTATGAGCTATTTTTGTGTAATTGCTTTCATTTAATATATTCCACAACGTCGTAAAAGTTTTCTTTTGTGGTTTCCTTTCCGATGGAGTATGTTTTTTCTTCTCAACTACTTTATTAGATGGGCGGTGATAATAAGTAAGCTTTGAGAAGCATTCATGCATTTTGAAGATAGCCACATACTTATTGGCTATGCCTTCATCGATAATGAATTTGTTCTTACGTTGAAGGAATTCATCTGGGGTTATGAGAAGACTCATATAAATATACTTGAATAAAATATTTAAGTATCTTTTATAATGGGTATATATATGTTCAAGTATGGATATGGTTGATGAAAAACTGCAAGTAATAGAGAGTATATATCAATCTCTGAACATTTATAGAAGTTTGTTTATATACAAGGACATGAATGAATTTTATACTCTCCGGAATAAAATGATAAGGTATGATTATACATTTATTGATTACGCCAGCGATGGAAGAGTCTATGAGATGCACATCGATGATAATTTTGATGCAAAAGACTTTGACATAGACTCCATCACTTTTATATTCTGCCTGGATAATGAGTCATTAGAGGTGACCAAAAGGTTATTGTGTACAAAGCCCTTAAAAAATATTAGAGGGATTTTCAAGCTATAGCTTCAAATAATTTGTATATTATATTATATAAATATGAAATCTATAGTAATTATTTTACTGGCTTTCGTGGTATTAGTGTGTGCTCTTGGTATGTTCTACGTGATGACTTCTATCAACAAATCCAATAAGGTTGAAAGGTTTGAGGAAGTAGATAAAGTTACTGTCATGTTGTTTTATGCCACATGGTGCCCTCATTGTGAGACATATTTACAAACTGGTAAGTTCGACACTTTTGATGAAGCCTGTGCCGAAGCAGGTATAACTCACGTAGAATTCAAGAAGTTCGATTACGACAAAAACAAGGAGTTAGGAGAACAATATGATATCAGTGGTTTTCCTTCTATTATTGCGACAAATGGCAAAGAAAAGAAGTTCGTCTTTTATGGCAACAGAGAAAACGCAGCAGACATAGTGAAATTCGTAAAAGCTGTGAAGAGTGGTAAAGAGCTGACAAGGACAGATTACTGAATACGTGATTTGGCTATATCATATCCTGTTTGAACATACTCTTGAATCTTCTCTTTTGGAAATGAAAAACTAAAGGTTGTAAAAGAAAACCATGGTGTGTCCTCTATGTCAATAGTGACAATATTATTTTTCTCGTCATTGTAAGTTGTTTGGTTTATCTTGGATATTACCGAGTTCAGTATAAACAATGAAAACGAAATAAAGTTGTCATTTTTCTGATAGTTCTTATTAATAATATTTATACCTATTATATCTTTCAGCATATTACTGGAAAAATAGCTCATAGGAAAGTTATTATACAATGCACCATCAACATATATACATTCATTCATGGTAACAGGTGTGAAGAAGAAAGGGATGGAACACGATATTCTAAGGGCATCAATAACGCTCATGTCTGGATGCGTATCGACTGATATGTACTCACTTTGTTCTTTTGTAAGGTTAGAAACACATATGACAATATTTTTACCTAATGACTTTGCTGCTTCCATAAAGGTTATATCTCTTCGTTTAAGTTTCTTATAAAGGGCTTTGACAAAAAAGTCTTTTAATGATTCACCTTGGGAGAGACCGTACGTGGTGAGTACATTGAACATATCATCCACATCAACAGACATGATATCATTGTTATACAAGTTTTCTACTGCAAATTGAAGAATTTCATCCCATTTGTACCCCAAAGCAAGAAAAAAACATAAAACAGCTCCAGCAGATGTTCCAACAAAATTACGAAGACTGCCCAACACTTGTTTTTCTTGTAGGTATTTAACACACCCAATCGCAGATAGGACTTTTAAAGCTCCACCCGCAATCACTATGCTCGTAAAACTCATATATTTTATTTTTGTTGTATGATGTTAAATAACATCAATGAAACGTTTAAATATTCTTGACCTCCACCGAAAGATGAATGAAAGGCATAGCAGAACGGTGGAATGCTATGAAAAAGTTCTTGACATTTGTCATAAGAAGATTGTCTTGAACTCGGAAAAAAAGAAAACGCGATTCTTTTATGAAGTCCCAGAATACTTGTTTGGTTACCCTGTGTTTGATTTGAATGATTGCATCAAGTTTTTAATAGATTCTTTGACTAAAAATGGGTTTTTAGCTGTTTATTACTTTCCAAAATTCATATACATTTCATGGGACTTTGAGGAGATTGACGAACACAAAAAAGGTAAGGCAAAATTACCTACCGTGGAGAGGAAAAACGTTTTGGACTTCAAATACAAGCCTTCTGGCAAGCTTACTCTTGACCTTGACTAATGTAGCAACATACCAATTTTAACAAACTGTTCCATCATAAATATGAGAATGATTCCACTAATGACATACAACACAACATCAAAGTAATTGAAGTTTGCATTTCTCTTATAAAAGTCAGGGTCTTCATCACCAACATAATACTCATGTGTATCGTAGAGAACCCTATCACGCGTTGAAGACCTTTGCGGTAAGACATAGTTTATATCATTCGCATCTTCTTCGTCAGCGCGTTCGTCCCTTGGAGGTCCCGCAGGGGGTAACTTGAAAGTAACATTATTTCTGACTTGAGGGGTGTCATCTTCATCACTATCATCAGCCGAACCAGAGTAAATTTGCTTCAACCTATTTGGCCTTTGGCTCTCCTCATCATCCATCATCCTTTTCATTTGCATGCTAACATCACTGTTAAAAGGAGCACCTACGTTAAGACCATCGTCATATTCAAAATCAACAACTTTAGGGTTTTTTTCACGGCTCAACATCCTAGGCTTTTGATATTTTCCCTTCTCGTGCTTTTCATAGAATTTATTAGCATAGGAGACAATATCATTCTCAGTGTAATTGTTGTTTCCCATTTCATATAAGTCACAAATAGGGTCGGATTGAGGCGGCGGCTTTTTCTTCTTTGATTTTTTTTGCAATGATGGTGACAGATAACTTTCTCCCCAAGCTTGCTCTAATGTACTGTAATTGGTGTTAAAAACCGTCATTTAATTAATTATAAGAAAATAAAAAAAGTATTTTAAATACAATAATGAACAACAAAGTATTAGTCAACATTGGAGTGCTATTTGTTTTGTTCGTTCTCATATGCATATATTGCATAGACATGTTGATACCTTATCCCAAGGAAGTTATTGTATTTTTCAGCGAACCATTCGTTAGAATAATGGCATATGCTCTGATATACCAAGTTGCTTATTACAACCCCGTGATAAGTATATTTGCGTTAATTTGCGTCGTTTCTTTACACCTTGACATCATTAACCTTCAAAAGCCAATAAAAAAAGAGGAATACAAATAAAGAAAGATGTTGTTAGAAAGCATTGCTATCTTGAACAACAACAAGATTGTTTGGGGAGTCACAATGATTTTACTGAATATGGGGTCAAGGTATATCCTGGCCGACTTGGGTAAAATACACGAAACTATTTTGACAAATGAATGGTTCAAGAAAATTGTATTATTCTCAATGTTTTTCGTTGCAACTCGAGATTTAACTGTGTCTTTCCTCTTAAGCGTGATTTACATACTAGTCGTTGACGGAATATTCCACGAAAAGCGCAACTTTACAGTCGTCAAAACAGTACCAAATAAGAAGATATCTGAAGTTGAGTATAAAAATGCAAAGGCAACAGTTTTAGCATATGAAGACAGTCTTAAGAGTACTCCTCAGGAGCCTTCAGTGTCAAGCACTGAAGTATATGATAATTACTTAAACAATATTCAGCTTATAAAGTATAGATGAAGAATCTTACAATGTATAAGGCCATTAACCCTACAAGGCTTCAAATGAGCAAGCCACCGAGACTCTTTGTTATATCTGACCTCGCAAAGGTCAAATCATATTCTCATCTAAACATGGACATGAGGTACGTATACCATGACAACAAGCCATTTATTGTAAGCTCTACAAATGAAGAACTTTTGAAATTAGTTAAAGACAAAAACGACCCTTATCACATCACAGAGTTGAAAAATTATATGCTTGTAGATTATTGCCAGAGGCTTTCATATGACATACTACTTATTACATCATGCTATTGTGATATGCAAACTAAGAAAATTGTTATGAATTGGATGCCCATAAATGGTGAGCACATAAACGAAATTTCTGTAAAAATTTGAATATAAATACATAGGCAAAAGATATATTTAATAAATGTATACTACTATTTTACGATGACAAATATGGTGAAAAATACCACCAAATGTTGTACAATAATGAAAAAATCTCATTCTGCTCCGTGTTTGGTTTCTTTAGGATGTACATCAGTTGATAGTCCCAAAACACTTGTAGGTTCAGTAATACCAGATGTATTATGCAGTGATGGCGCGAATAATACAACACAAGATATTGAAGGAACAGAAGTTGTATCCAAAACAATAAGAACGTCTATGGAAGTACAAGTCAATTTACCTAGTGACTTACATGGTGTTGGTATTCATGATGCCCAAAAAGTTGATGCGTTTGATGACAAGTTGACAAAACAGAATAAAGGAGCAGCTTTGAGTAAAATACAGACGTTGAGTAAATCGGAAGTTTTATCAAAGTATCTGAGTTGTTTTAACACATCTTTCCGGTTGTATTTTATGTATTCTAGAATGAAAAGAGATGAAGAACGGTATGGCCAAAGATACATCATGTGTATATGTATACTTGACATAGCCTTTCAAGATTCCCATTTTACCAACTGGTTATTAGATACAGTTGACTATGCATTGACATCTAAAGATTTGGTTGAAAGCTTAGCATTGGCAGGTTTTAACATTAAAAACTTGAGCAAGAAAAAGGAGCTTGCAATTTTAAAAATTATGTTTGTTGTTTACAAGTTAATTATTTACAAATGGTTCATATCAAGCCTCGTCGACGACAATTCGTTTTTGCACATGTTCATAGACTACATTAATATGGTCCTAGATCATATCATTTCTTGACAATTTCTTCAAGTGCTACTATCTCGTACTTGAGTCTCACACTTTCCAGAAATAGAAATCCAAGTGCTAAGAATATAAAAAGAAGTACCACTATATTCAGATTTGAAATAAGGTATCCAGCGCTGAAGTACATTTGTTTATTATTTAGGAACAAAAAATATATAAAGATTATAGATAAAGTATTTATAAGCCATGGACGATATCATCCAAGAACTCGCGCGCGCCATTACAAGCAATGATAATAACGAATCTCCCCTTATTAGTATTTTGCAAAACATTGATGGTCTCAAATCCGAGGATATCTCTGAATCTATCAAGAAGTTCCAGCAATCACCATGGGGAGGACTCATTTCAAGCCTCGAGAAAAGCGCAAAAAGAGAGAATGATGACTCCGTAAAAAAGGGAGCAACTTCAAATGTTAACAATATTCAGCAACAACCATTTATGATGTTTTCTTTACCAGACATCTTGAACTTGGCAGAAAATAGTGTGAATCCCAAAAAAATCGTTGAAGGAAACACGTGTTGCAATCATGACAATATGCGTTCACCTACTAACGACAACAGAGCCGTCAATAACACAGGTAAAAAGGTGTGTGGTATGAATGGGACACACGGGCCAAATCTGTCTCATCCATCAAGTGTAAATAAAATTAACAATAAGATTTTGGTAGACGTAAGGGAGATGGAGTCATACATTGCAGTATATGCAGAAATTCCTGGTGTAAAGAAAGAAAATATCAACTTGGAAGTAGAAAACTGCAATAGTGTCTCTGGTAAAACACATACTTTGAAGATTAGTGTAGACAAACAACCATATGCAATTAGTTCCGACGAATTCATTTTGAAAGAACGTTATGTTGGAGTCATCACGCGAACAATTGATTTACCCAGCAACGCAGACACAGAATTGATTTCTGCAAAGTATGAAGACGGAGTTTTGTTTGTGAGGTTCAATAAAACCTATAATGTAAAAGAAAAGAAAAAGATTGTAATTCAATAATTATAAATCATATATAGATTACTTTATAATCTGTTCTTTTTTGAGACCATATACAAATATGTGATAAATGTAATACATTTGTATATGTTTATTATAAATGAGTTATGTTGTATGTATACCATCTTATAGAAGAGCACAACTATGTAATGACAAAACTCTGTTAACTTTGAAAGAACATGGAATTCCAAAAGATAAAATATATGTATATGTAGCAAACAAAAATGAGTATAAAGAATATCAAAAAACACTGGATGAAGGTATGTATAATCAAATCATTATAGGTCGCGTCGGTTTGGTACAGCAACGCGAGTTTATAATGAACCATTTTCCAACGGGACAACATATTGTTTTCCTTGATGATGATATTGCAAGAATAGACTTGTCATTGTCTCCTAGGTTCAAAGGCACCAATCTTCATGAATTCATTACAATGGCTTTTGAAGACTGTATTAAGTCCAAATCATACATTTGGGGTGTATATCCAGTGTTTAATCCATTTTTTCGTAAACCTAGAGAGGAGTTATCTACGTGTTTAAACTATGTTGTAGGTGCGTTCTATGGTGTCATCAACAGACCAAGAATGAAAGCATTACAACTTACATTGACTGCCAAGGATGGACAAAAAGAAGACGTTGAAAGAACACTTAGATATTTTATTCATGACGGAATTGTATTAAGATACAACAAGATTGGATTTGTGACAAAGTATTATGGAAAAAGTGGAGGTTTAGGAACGTTTGAAGAGAGGTTACAACCTATGTTGGAAGCATCTGAACTTCTTGCAAAGCATTTTCCAGAATATGGCTGGATACAAAAGAAAAAAACTGGTATGACCGAGTTCAAATTGAAAAAACTAAAATCCAGAAGCATATGAAATATTATGTATGAAAAAACAAAATGACAATCTTGAGTGTTACAAAAAACAAGAGTGGAATTTTTGTGTATATAGTTTCGAAAAGTAATGAAATTAAGAGTGGAGACAGGATACTTAGTGGGAAGTTTGTTAATGAAAAGGACATACAAAAGGTAATAGACCATAATGCTGATGTATATACAGAAACAGGGGAATTACTACTTAGATTTAGGAAACATGTTTTGCCATTGAAGAATATACAAACCGCATATGAAAATATGATACAATTTGCAAAGAACAAAACAGGTGCACGGGGGGCAGCAAGCGGTTCATCTAACAAAGATGTCAAAACAAATCCCCGTATAGCATCAAATATACTAGGATACTATGATTCATGGAGTATTTTCTATAGACATATGATTAAAAGCATAGGCTTGAAGGCGCCCCCAACAAAGGTGAGAGGTGTTACAAAGTTCACTGCTGAAAACCCAGAGAAATGGCAAAAGATTATACCATTCATAGAAGACATTGACTCGATGTATAAAAAATTAGTCCCGGATAATTATAACTTTCAAAAGAAATGTGCGGACGAGACAGCTTTCCGAATCTCAAAAACTGCGTTTAGTACTGTTACAACTAACTTAAATCTGCAAACAGCTATTCATAAGGATTCTGGAAACTTGAAGGGTTCATTTGGTAATCTTGTTGTTATAGAAAATGGTAAGTATGAAGGCGGATACACATGTTACCCCGAATACGGTATTGGTGTTGATGTGAGGACTGGCGATTTCTTGGCAATGAATATACATATTTATCATGGAAATACAAAAATAAAAAAGAAAAGAGATGATGCGGAAAGGCTTTCTATTGTTTGTTACTTGCGCAAGTCATTGTATGAAAAAACAAGAGGAAGTACAAAAGCTGACGTACAGAAGTGTATAAATGCTCAGAGGTATGTAATGCATAAGTACGGTCAATTAAAGTCGAATAAACCAATTAGAAACAAATGATATCACATGAAATCAAACAGATGAACAACCACAATTAATGAGTGAAGATAATATGACGACAAGAGAGGTGATGATAACAATGGTTTGTAAAGTATACATTTAATATAAATTTATAAAATTATGCGATGTCATTTTTAGAGACATCACTGAAATATTGTTGTTTTAGCATCTTGTAATATGTAACACAAGAATGATTAGCATATACATCCAATGGATGTAAATCCATATCTCTAGACAGTAAAATATGTTGTTTATTTTTAACATAAAATGGTCCGAGAGGAATCCATGGAACTATATCATGAGAGATTTCAATTGATACAAAGTCATTGAGAGTCTTTTCTGCATGTCCGAGAAAGTTTGCACATGCTGTAGGAGGCGAACCATATGTAAAACACCTCACATCCATGCTAGGATACTTTTCCTTGAAGAAAACAGAGGAAATGAGGGCCACTGAGCCCCCCATGCTATGACCAAAGAAATATACATCTTTTTTATTGTGATTAATAATGTGTTTTTCAAGCATGTCTTGAAGGGATATAAATTGATTATGAAAACCTGAATGTACAAGACCATATTGTGTTTTCTTAGGTACTACATTAACAACATCTTTAAAATCATTAATAGTGCTTGAGCCTCTAAATGCCACATACAAAGCCTCTTTATGCGGTATAATCATTGCTTGCGCATCATGTTTATGTTTTTTATTTGACAAACCATCAAGAGTGACTATGTTTTTGTATTGTCTATTTTTGTATGTATATATACTCAATCTACAACATCTCGCAAGTTGGTGTGTTTGTGGTCTTTGTTGCTTCTCCATATTTTATATTTGTGAATGAAACTTAAATCAATATTTATACATGTATATAAAATGATTGAATACCATGATTTGGAAATAGTGAGACGTATGAAACAAGATGGTATAATGAGGATAAGATTTGCAAATATTGATATCAGAAATAACAATAATAAAAGTTGTAAATACATTAGTTCTGAGTTTTCTCGTATTTCGGGATTGGGAGAAGGTGTTGATATTCCTTCATTATTACTACATCACTACAGGAAATATAATTTGCGACACTTCAAGACCTTTTGCAATACATGGGTGAAGCAACTGTCAAGAGTAATCATCGCTTATATGAGATTCAAAGAAAGGTTTGTTATATTAGGAGTAGCCTTTATCATTGAAGGAAAATGGATTGAAGATGGAATTATATACGGTAATGATACGGATGTATATATACGATGTTTATGCTCTTCTTGCTTTTGTGGAGGGGACATAATACGATATATCAAGAAGCTATATAAGGGTACGAAATTCACACGTTTGAAGTTGAATTCTGAACCGGAAAAGAGAGTATTAGATTTCTATTATAAACATGGTTTTGTTATGCTTGAAAATTGCTTCATTGACCAATGGGGGATAAAATTCCCAGAAATGATATATTGTTTTGATACTAAGATAAACATTTACAAAGGAGAATGTATTAGCACATCACCCGAAGACTTCTTTCCCGGTATCATGTTCTATGTGTTCATGATACCTAGACTGCTTAGTTGGAAGTGATATATTATTTAATTGTGGTATATTATATAAAAACAAAGGCATGTATATATACACTGTGTAGTATAATATTTGTAAAGATGACAGGATATTCAAAGAACATTGCAATTGCTTTCAAATTAGTAATGGCAATAGGATGTCTTTATACATTTACTGGTATAATAGGACTACTGGTTGACAACGCTGGTACATACGCAGTAATACAAGAGATTACTCCAATCGATTACATCACATGCGAGGCATACATATCATATACTGCTTTCAATGATAAATATATTGAAACGACCCTTTCTTTACCATGTTCTTTCAACAATCCAAAGGAATTGCTATTGCCTATCAAGTACTCAGTATTACTACCCGAGAATCCAACTGTAGGCTACAGTCAAGATAATTATGAAATAGCATATATACTGGTAAAAGTCGGTATGTTGCTAATGCTGATTTCTGGGCCGTTTGTTATGTACTTTGAGAGACAATCCTTTGTTCATTCGACATCAAAGGAACCCGTATTAGAACCATCTATTGAATATGTGAGTGTTTTGACAAAATCGTAAAGATTTATTTTTATATTACATCTTTCAGCTTTATTTGCAAAGATGCAATAGAATAAATAATATACAGGTTGAATATTGAAATCAAAGACAATCATAATATTCGAGGATGGATACCAAGAAATCAATTTGTTCTTGTGTCAATGTAATATCAGTTAAAATCATTTTCTTTATTTTGTTTCTGATTCGTATCCTTTGTGAAGCTGTAATAGGCTTATTATACATTATACGAATATAATCAAGCTCTTCAATAATATCCTGCCTTTTCTCGAATTGTTGTACAACATTTTTATAACGGGGGTCACACCATTGTGATATAGCTGCAATTTGTTCTTTGATAACTACTTTGCGGTCGTTATCATCATTTTTTGATAAACGCTCGAAAAACTTGGGTGGTAAGGAATTTGCCTGACACACTTTGGGTTTTAGAGAGATGTACGCGATTGGAAGAAAACACACGCTTCTTCTGACAAGCTGATTCATGGTGTATGTATATATGAACGTGTTACTTAAGTGATTGTATTTGTGTTACTTGTTTTGTTACATATAATTTTAAGACAACCTTACTTGTGTACAAAGGCATCTCTGCATTTCTGGTAACTTTATTTCAGATTGTCTAGCTGCCACTGCAATACATGTGTTGATGAACATATCTTTATCCATATCACTTTTCATTCTATTGCATTCGCCACAACATGATACACAATTATCCAATGTATATCCTTTTGAATTATCAACGCTATCAACACCATTTTTTTGAAGAAGTGTGTTCTCTCGATGACAATAGAAGCAAGGTTGATTACAAATATTCGTAAATTGCACCTCGTCTATTTCAAAATCTAGATTCTTCTGTATAGCCCTCTTCTTATATGCAGTGAAACTAACACGATTTGACGGTAACCAAGAAGCCTCATATTTTGTTGTACCATGACCAAAACAAGTAGCAATATGAACACACCTCTCCACAAAAGTATGTGCATCCAAAGCCTTTTTAATAAAATTACAATACTTACAACAGGGAACACAATTCAGTTTATTATATCCCTTACTATTGTCCATTCTATCTATTCCGTTTACACAAGATGAGTCATTTCTACAACAATAAAAACAATTTTGTTTCATCAAATCGACAGCAATGTCCGGAAAGAATCCTTCTTCTATTTGAATTCCTTTGGAAATGGCTTGTTCTCTAATACCTTTCATTTTATAATTATAATTTTGCTTTCGCCATGCAGTAACTTGTTCTTTATTGTTATTGCGCCATTGCTTCATTACCTCGGCGTTATGTTTCTTAAACGCTTCTTCGTCTTCCTCTTTTTTCTTTTCTCTATAAGCAATATAATACTTCTTTTCTTTTTGTAACTCCTTACGTTTCTCTACAACTTCCGGTCTTTGTTTACTTTTAGCATCTTTAGCACGACATTTCTGGCATCTCTTTACTTCATTTCCCTTCGCCCCAACGAAATCATTCGGGTCACGCCAACACTTGCAGTTGGTGCACTTTTTCTTGTCATTTTGTGAGTTTGTAGATTGTTCCATTTTCTACAAATCAATAAAAATAAATATTAGTTTATCTTTATGTAGTTTTAGGTGGTCAAGCTTATGTATTATAAGAAATTAATTTGAGTATGCCAATCCGCCCATACCGCTCATGATGCGCAGCACGTTGTAGTTAACAGCATACACACGGACCTTGCAAGCACCACCGTTGATGGAGCTGGGGGACAGCTTGATCTGCAGGGTAGCGTTATCGATACGGGACATGTTGCAAGTACCAGAGGGCTGATGTTCCTCGGGCTTCAGGCCGAAGCTGTACACGTTAATGCCTTGGGAAGGAACATTTTCGTGGTGTTGGTAGGGCTGAACCAGGTTGAAGTAGCGACCATCGCGTTCGGAGAACCTGTCATGGCCGTTGAGCTGCAGCTTAGCAGTAACAACGGGGTTGTCACCGTTCTCGAAGGAGACAGGGACATACACGTTGTTAGCACCACCAGCAGCAACACCGGGCATGGCACCAGCATCGCGGGCAGTGGAGGCAGAGGAGGGAGCAACAATGTTGGAGAAGGAGGAAGAGAAAGCGCCAGAGACGTTTTGGGCACCAGAGGTGACATAGGTGTAGTCATAGGAGTCGGTGTAGTTGAACCATTGCTTGCCGACGGGGGCAGAGTCGGAAACGTTCAGGTCACGCTGGACAACCCAGATGAGTTCCTTGCAAGGGTGGTTGAAGTTCAGCTTAATCTTGTTAGATTCAGAGCTGGTGGACTCGTCACCAGTGAATTGCAGCTGCTCAATCAGGTACTCATGAGAGACCTGAGCGAACCTACGGCGTTCATCGGTATCAAGGTAGATGTAGTCGACGAACAGAGAGCAGCTGGGCAGGGAGCCGGGGACAACAGCAGAGCTGGAGGTATCCCAAGCGCTGGTACCAGCGTTCCAGTTGGCGGACCAGTAGCAGTCACGGACATCACGGAGTTCAAGGTTAATCTTGACTTCGTGGTATTGCAGAGCGATCAGGGGCAGAGCCAGACCGGGGTTCCTGTTGAACCAGAATTCCAGAGGAATGTACAGGATTTCGCCGTCAACAGTGACGTTGGAGCCGGAGCCGGTGGGGTTGTAGACAGGGGTGGTCAGGGTGGGGATGTTACCAACCATGTTGGCATAGCCCAGCTGGTGACCAGCGGACTGGGTCAGCTCATTCCAGATGTGCATCCAGTCACCGTATTGCTTATCAATCTTTTGGCCACCGATTTCAACCTCGACGTTCTTGACCAGGATGTGGCCCAGCCAGTTCAGCCACCTGAAAGCCTTGCCAGGGGCGACAGTAACAGAGGGCAGCTCAACACGCAGGTAGACCCTGTGGATCAAGTCACCGTTACGGGAAACAGTGCAAGTGACTTTCTTGTTCCAGTCACCGGAGCCATTGAAGGTTTGTTCAATGGATTCCATGGAGAAGTTGGTATGTCTCCTATAAATCACTTTAAAGACGCTAATACCCCTATGTTTCCAAAGGGGGCTAGACTATACCTTAAGCAATTGTGTTAAAATACAATTACCCATCACCATCTAGTCGTTGAACTGGGCTCATATTGATTGAATTTAAGTATTCCTTTGCACTATCAAGTTTTTGTTGTATGCTTAATTTTTTCGATGTAAAATATTTTCTGGGAAGATTAGGATGTATAACTACATATCCTTCATCACAATATATTTTAGGTCTTGCGGGAACATGACATATATACATTGGTAAGTCATCAGATTTATGAGATTTGCTTAATTTTTCACGATGTGATAATGTTAATGTTTTCCCATAAAAATGATGTTTTTCTCCTTTTTTAGCATTACTGATTTTTGCTTTTGTTTCATCTGTCCTAGGTTTACCAAAATTTGGATTTTTTTCTCCTAATTTTGATTCACTCATTAACTTTCTACTTACCTCACAATGTTGTCTTCCTTTCCCTTGACCACCAACTTGAATGTTATAACCATTTGGTACTAATGTATTAAATGTATTAATATAATATGTTTCTCTTTCGTCAAGATTTTCATCAATAACATTTTCTAAAATTTCGACTTTAAAGTTATCTGTACCATATTTACACATTGAACTATATAAGTACGTGTTTTTGGAAACATTCTTTGAATCATTAATGTGTTGTTTCCATCTTTTCATAGATGAAAATTTTGTTTGTCCAACATACTTTTTATTGTTTATCAGGTTGGTTATAAGGTATATTTCTCCCATATTACTTACATCAAAAGATATCCTTAAATTCTTATCAACTTAGAGTTTGGCTGCTGATTACCCATTTCATGAAATATTCATTCATCTTATACATTGTCACCATACCCAAGTATTCTCTTGGCCATTATCATGTTTCCATAATAACTTGGTAGTATAAGCTTTAGGGACTTCCAGCAATTTGGCGATGTTGCAATGGATAGATGCTTCCATTACTAGCAGCAGTGCTTAAATGTTAACACATTTGTGAAGACACTAACAGGTTTGTCCTTGGTACACTTCACATTCCCAAGGCAGGCTGCTTTTCAACCCTTCTTCATTTATTGAAAGGTGATTTGAGGGTTACCAGTAAGGTAGATATCTTGCTAAACTATTCCTCATCCTTTCAGATGGGGTTAGAATACACCTTAAGAGTTCTACATGTGGCTAGCATGTTAAAAACCCCGACCTCCGTCTACTCGTTGAACCTTCTTCTTTTTTCTTGCCTTTATGAAAAAAGAAGCTTGGCTGCGGGTTGTCCAATCCTTTTCGTTGTTACTATGCCTATGGTTATTAACCTAGGTTTTGAAAGATGTCACCATCTCTCAAGAAGTAGAAAAGGCTCTAAGGATGTTCCCGCAATTTGAAGGTCTCGCTAACGATTTTCGTTAACTAGCAGGTTATATGAATTGATGAAGGTAACATCAATCCCCGTGTCTTCCACTGTTTTTCCGGTTATGGTATGACATGGAACCATAACGGGCAGCCTACTGTTGATGCCCAATATATCTAAGCACCGTAAGCCACAAGTTGCATAAGACCGCCTCCCATTTTGTTTTATACTATATAGTGAGAAAAAAATTTCAGGAAAATATAAAACGCAAAATTCAAGTTTATTATCATCATAAATAAAAATAACAGGTAGAGTTCTTTAGAATATAGCCGTTTCGGTATGTCTTCAAATCGGCAAAACTTCCAATAAGGGTAACACTCTTATGAAGGTCGTTGTATTCATAGTATTTTGTGCTGCATCGGTACACACATGTATAATGTCCGTGCTTAGTACCACAATGATGCACTATGATAGAGCTCAAGGTCAGTTTTTTACCATTCTTTAATTTCATTGAACTAGAGGGTATTATAGAAGTATTATCTTTTACCTCTTCTCCATAATTGTTAACATACAATCTAGGAATATGTATATACAAGAATGGCGCATCCATATATCTTGTGATTCTATGTAGTTTTGTGAAAGAATCCGTTGGTTTAATAGCATAATACATATCACGTTTAGCGACAGGGTATATTCTTTTTAATTTCATCTCGCTATTTTCTTTGAATATCATTATATCCTCCAAGGATACCATGTCAAAAGCGCTAGTATATATTCTATCTATCCCTCGCGTGGTCCATGCTTTTTTAGGAGGATTTTTCGCAATAGAAAGAGTTGATATCTTTTCTTGTTGTAATTGCAATGTATTGGGGAGGTCAAAAATAATACTCAACATCGAAATAACATCCAATGGCTGGAGTTCATTATGGGTCCAATTACGAATCTCCATAGTACCAACATTTTCATTATATCTTGTTTGATACCTCTTTAGTAAGCCACGTAAGTTTGAACATGTTGATTTTTGTACCTCACTATCGCTTGTGATAAGAGTGCTTACGATATTTTTGAGTTCTGTTCTAATGAGTTCTGCAATTTCTACAAGTATATTATCAATGGCTCCTCTCCTAGACTTATAAACATGAGCTGGGGCATCAGAAATCATATCAAGAACAACCTTCGAGCGAGTGTTATCGTGGAATAATGCAACAAGCAGAGAGTCAATATAACAACTGTTTGCTTGATTAATAAGGCTATATGCAACCTTATTACAAGTAATGCGCTTCTTTTGAGGCTTGTCGTCAGGTTTCCTTTCGACTTTTTCTCTGGGGTTCCTTACCTTCTTTTCTTTTGGTATTTTTTCAGCCTTTTCCTTAGGTTTCCTTACCTTCTTTTCTTTTGGTACTTTTTGAGCGGTTGTCATTTTTATTTATAACAAGGAAAATGTATGAGATTGGCAGTTTATGAATGTATAAAATATTTAAAGATACAATTGCAATTACTAATCATATGAAGACATATGAATGTAACAAGCACAAAACAGACTACAACATCGTCTTCCAAAAAAACATTAGACATACAACATACAAACAAATTATATGAATTTCAAGCAAAAGCCGAAGAGGCATCTATATTGAAAACGAAATACAATGGGTTGACTGAAAAAATAATGGATTATGAAGCCAAAAAGAAGTCAGGGCAATCCATATCAAAAGATGACCAAGACACGCTCATTCAACTTGTTGATGAAAGGGACCAATTGAGAAAATACATTTACGACATCGAGTGTAATGACGATGAGGTCGATTATCTAATCAACACAGCACCAATTCTATTCAAATACTACGATATCATCGAAAAGGGAAATGATGATGATATTCCCAATACCAAGATGAGCGAAAACAGTATTCTCAAATGGTTTGTCAAGACCAACAAAGTGGAACAACCAAACGGAAATAAGGAAGACAGAGCTTCGTTGCTTGAGAAATATCTCTCATATACCGACGAAAACTTCACAAAACCCGTGGAAAATGAATCATGTTCGAAGTGTCAAAGTTGTGGGTCTACGAATATGAATATTCAGATCAACGATGGTATCATATATTGCAATGAGTGTTCTTGTGTGGAATACATCATTGTAGACCACGAAAGGCCTAGTTACAAGGACCCACCGCGGGAAATCAGCTACTTTGCCTATAAGAGAATCAATCATTTCAATGAGTATCGAGTATTATTCGATATTTTTGCTTATATATCGATTAAGTATGTTAAAAACGTACTTTACACGTTTTTACCTTAGATTTAAAATTATTTAAGGACTTAATGTAATAAACAATTACAGAATGGCAAGTTGTTTGGATATCGAAAAAGGAGAAATTTACATGGTAACTAACAAAGTTACCAACAAATCTTACATAGGACAAGCACCAAAGTTTATGGGGTGCAATAATCAATCATGGGGTGCTTCTGGTAGATGGAAGCGTCATATTCGTGATAGCAAGAAAACACAAGAAAAAAATCTATTCAAAGAAGCTATTCGTGAATTTGGTGAACAAAATTTCGAATTGAAAGTTATTTGCGAATGTGACCGAAGTGAAATGGATGCACTTGAACAAAAATATATTGCAGAATATCAAACTATGGAACCAAATGGATATAACATGACAACTGGTGGGAGGAAAGGAACCAAGCATTCAGAGGAAGCAAACAGGAGAAAGTTGAACAGAAACAGAAACCTAAGTGAAGAAGCCAAAAAGAATATCAGCGTTGCACAAATTGGAAAAAGATGCGAGACTACAAGCAGGAAAAGAGAAGAAGACAATGAATTACCAAAAAACATTACACCCATAAGAAAAGAAGGTGTGATTGTCGGATACCAAGTTAAAAAGTTCCCAATGGGAATTGAGAAACCTGAGTATATATATAAAACGTTTAAAAACAAATACAATACAGAGAAAGCATTGGAGGACGCCAAGTTGTACGTAGATTTTCTTAAAAAAGCATATCAAACAAAGCTTGATGATTATAAGAAACACAAAGAAAGCTTGACAACATTATCAGAAGAAGACACAATGATGCTTCCAAAATTACCTGATTATGTTTATCCTATCATGGTTGATAAGAGGCTGCATGGTTACTATGTATATGGAATGAAGGATATGAATGGATTCAATGTGCCTAGAAGAGAGTTCACTTCACAAACAAACAGTACCAATCTAAACAGGTGTATCAGGTTTATCAAAACAGTACAACATTATAATGAAAACCTTAAAATAGTCCCTGAAGATTGGTTATCAATTGAGCTTTTGAACAATACTTCTGATACGCATGTCCCAAAATATATCAGAGAAACGAGATACAATGGAGAAATTACAGGATATAGAGTTGATTTTGTAAAAGTTATTGAAGGAAAGACCATCAAAGAATACAAAAGCTTTACGAAAAGTAAATTGTCCTTAGAAGAGAAATTAGACCTTGCTAAAAAATACGTTGCTGAACTTGAAGCAAAATATATGCAAAACTCGAATAATTAACAATGCTCATAACAGCAGGCTGCCAGTTACATCGGGAAAACAGTGAAACCTGCTAGTGTTAGTGAGAATGATAACTTCATATCATTGATGCGACACATTCAAATTGCGGGAAACCCCTTAGAGCTTTGACTACCACTACAGACTTGGAAACTTTCTGTAGGAACCCGGGTAATGACCGGCTCCAATGGTAATAACGTCAACGATTGGGCAATCCGCAGCCAAGCTCCCAACATGGGAGAAGGTTCAGAGACTAGATGGATGTGGGTAAGGTGTGTAATTCACACCTTGCTTAAGGTATAGTCCGGCCACGTGGGAAACCATGTGGAGACTGGCGGGCTCAGTCAAATACAAGGAAAGGAAACAACAGAGATACCAGAAGAAATATATGATGCTATACTTCTGGAAATCAAAAAACAGAGAATAACCAATATAGCGGAACTGAAAACAGAAAAGATAAAAGAAATTCTTAAGAAGCTCAGGTTGAACAAATATTATGAACACGCCCCTCATATAAAGCACAAACTCAATGGTTTACCTATTCCCCATCTAGAACCAGAGCTTGAAGAGAAGTTGCGCACAATGTTCAAGCTTATTCAACCACCTTTCTTGAAGTACATGCCTTCAAACCGCAAGAACTTCTTGAGTTACTCATATGTTCTTCATAAGTTCATTCAGTTACTTGGAAAGGATGAATACCTAGTAAACTTCCCCTTATTAAAAAGCAGAGATAAGCTCCAACAACAAGACCAAATTTGGAAAAAGATATGCGAAGAGTTGAACTGGCACTTCATTCGAAGCATATAAATATCGTTGTAAATATATATCATACTTCATTAAGATGAAACCTGGTTTCTGGCATTTTTTACTTGGACTTATTAGTATTGTAATAGGTTCCACACTTTGGGTTCGTGCTGAAAAAGCAAACAGTATTTTAAATATAGACGTATTCATAAGTATGGGTATAGTTGCCTTTGGTGGATTAAATATCATAGCTGGTATTGTTGATGTAGCGGCACTCTTACAACAAAAAGCGTTCAATCCAGGTACACAAGTCAATATGCTACAAAAGTTGTTCATATTTGCACTCATATTTATAGGAACAGTTGCATATACCATAGCCTCATATTATCATTTGAAATACAAAGACTGGACATTTTTGAAAGCGCTATTAATAGCAGTACCATTTGTTTTGATTGAATATCAGTTCAGCCTTAGAGGAAACTATTTGGCGCATAATCTACTGAGAATGAATGCTGTCCAAATTATATTGATAACAATGGTATTTTACTTTGTGAATGCATGGATTATGAATTACTTCGTTTTAAAACACGAAGTAGTTGCATGGCGAGAATTGTTAGCATTCCTTTGTATAATTTGCGCTTTTTGGCTCACAACATCATTCTAAACCCATTATTTTTATAATACAATTGGACAATCAAAACCAGAGTATCTAAACGAAGACATCTTAAACATAAAATATACTTTTCCCAAAAAAAATATTCTTCAAATTTCAAGACCGTTGCAAGTGTTTTCCTCCCACACAAACTTTCTAATTTAATTTTCCACCCCCCCCCCTCTCCAAAAAATCTATTTAGTGGTTACGCTTTATCGATTAACTTTATTTTTTCTCGGGACTTTACCGATTATTTTGAATCAATTTAATGATTACGCTGTAACTAAAAATTAATTTTTTGTAACCATTTGTAATCACTAAATAGTTACAA